CTTCCGGGGCCTTCACTGGCACAACCTGCTCAAGACGCTGACCACGCTGTGCAATGCGCTCGAAAAGGTCGACCCGCGAATCGCTGAGATCGGGACGCGGGTGTACGAGCGGGCTGCGTAGGGAGGACAAGATGGAAACACTCACCGCCGACGAGATGAGCGAACGGCTCGGCATCAGTCGGGAAACATTCCGTAGAATTTGGAAAATATACCCCCATATCCCTGTAGGACGCGGAAAAACGCTCCGCTCCGTCCGCTTCCTTTGGGATAGCGATATACTCAAAGAGGTTTCTCATGTCCATCAGGAAATACAAGACGAAGAATGGTATGCGATACGCGGCGGAAGTGTTCGAAGGAGGGCAAAGAATCGCGTACCGGGGCGGATTCTTGAGCAAGATGAAGGCGCTCGAATGGGAATCAATCGTCAAGAAATCCGCAACTATGCCCAAACGCTTGGCCTTGTATGAGGTTTCGGCTCTCTATCTTCAAAAACGCGAAGGAAGATGCAAGAAGAACACACTCATCTATAAGAAAAGCGTTCTTCGAAAGCTAAACAAGTTCATCGGACCTAAAACCGAATTCTCAACTATCACAAAAAACGATCTGGAAGCCTTTCTTGAAGCAGCCAAGGAAGCCGTGAGCGCAAAATCCGCGAACAAGTACCGTATCGAGTTATCAGCGCTTTACTCATGGGCCGCACGAGAGGGGTACGTTCCGGTCAATATTGCGCGCCAGACTGAGCCTTTCGCCACAGTGCAGGCCGTGAAATATATTCCACCGAAAGGTGACGTTGCCAAGCTCATGTCCTGCGCTACAGGGTTCGAGCGGGATTTCCTGCTCTGCCTTCTCCATACGGCGGGGCGCATTTCCGAAATCCGCGAAATGGCGTGGGAAGATGTCGATCTGGAAAACAGGACCGTCCGGCTGTGGACAAGCAAACGCCGGGGCGGGAACCGGGAATCACGCACGATTGCCATGAGCCCTACATTATATAGCGTGCTGTTCCGTCTCTATGCCTTACGCGAAAATGAGCGGTTCGTTTTTGAAGCCCCCGGAACGGGTCTTCCCTATCCGCGCACCACGCCGCGCATCAAGTACCTTATGAAACGCCTTTGCGAGAAGGCGGGCATACCGTTCTTTGCGGCCCACAGCCTGCGCCACTTTATGGCTACCCATCTTAAAGACCCGCGCCGGGCGCAAAAGGTGCTTGGACACATGAACATCCGCACCACAGAAATCTATCTGCATGACCTTGGCGTCGACAGGGAGGCCGCAGGCATTTTTGAGGACATCACGCATGGAATCACGCATGAAGGCGATTGAGGCACGAAAAAAGGGCTTGTTGAATTTCAACAAGCCCTTGAAATTTATGGCGGAGAGGGGGAGATTCGAACTCCCGGTACCTTTTGAGTACACACGATTTCCAATCTTGTGCATGGGTATCTATGCATACGCATTTAGCTAAAAACAAAGGATATTACGGTACAAACTGGTATACACCAAACATCTACACAAAGTAAATCACGCATAGAATCACGCATAGAAAATCTCTCTCCCATAATATGCCTCATCAGGGGCAGAACATGGGAGGGGGATTTTTTTGTGTCTTCAATCCGACTTTTTCGCCACGAATCGGATCTCATCTCGATGTTCCGGGAGCCACCTGCACTTATGCAGGCACCACCACGGCGTGATGATGAATCGACCATCGGCTTTTGCTTTCCTGTCGGGATGTGCCCCAGACACGGCACAGTCGAGTGAGCACAGCATCAACGCTTGAACACGTTCTCCGTGCGGGCAACGCAAGTTTTCCTCTTCTTCGGGCATCGGTAGCGGCATGGTGTCTCTCCTTCTTTGGAAAGGAGGATATGGAATAGGCTCGCGAGTGGCAATATCTAACGACTGGTTACGGAGTGGACTTTTACCCGCAACTCCGGCGGCGACTGCCTCCCCTCCCTCTCGCTCTCATAACTGCTTTTGCAGTGTTCCCTCTGCCAGAAGAACAGCCCGTCCACCACGCGCCGGGGCCATACTCTCACCCCGTCCCGCGCCCAACGGTAACAACGGCTGCTCAATGTTTCGTCGGGCCAACCGCCGAGCAAGGCGTTGATGAGCTGGTCGACCGCGATCAACGTTCGCTTTCCGTAGGTCATGCGGCTTCAACCTCTTCCGGCGTGGTCGCGGCCTCCACCGCCGCCTTGCGTTCCCCGCCGCGCTGCATCGTCTCGTTCTTGTGCTTCATGGCCCCGCCCGCGTAGAGCGCGAGGAAGCCCGATGCGTCGAACGTCAAGCGCTCAAGCTCACCGCCCGGCATGTAGGCGTTCCACGTTACGGAGTCCGGCAGGCCCGGCATTCCCGATTGCTTCATCAGGCAGACGTTCGCCGTATCCGCAAAATTCTGCTGGTCAAATGCATCATAGCTGAAATAATAGGTCACCCCGTCTACGGCATAGTCGAATCCGGAAAGGATGGCTGCGGACGTTTCCGCGTCTATCTGAGCCTTTTTTGCTATTTTCAGTTCCTCCAGCGTCGGCTCGGGCACCGCGACGATCTCAAACTGTCTCTCACCGTCAACCGCGTCACGTTCGACGATATAGGCCCGCTGCGTGCTGTTGCACCAGTCCGCGGCTTCAGGCGGGTACACGCCCTGAAAAACTTGTCCAATATGAAATTCCATATTACCTCCCAATGGCGATCCAGTGCTTGAAGACCGTTCCCGTTTGGGTTCCTGCCGACATGTGCCCGAGGGAAAAACCTGTGGTCGTCACACCCAGGGGCACCGTGATTTGTTCAATTCCTGACGATTCAGACGTTGTTATGACTATCGGTATCGTTGAAAACGGCTCGGCAAAAGTAACTTGCTGAGTCACATCGCTCATACCCGAAACACCGCCGTACTGGACTTTCAGCCCCGCTTTCGTCAAAAAGCGTCCGTTTCTCCCGGAATTGTAGAAGTTTTCCGGGAAGAAGTACCACCCGCCGTTTACTTCGTGATCAACGACTTGATACCCGTTAACTGACGGAACGGTCACATCACCAGTCAGTATGCCCCCAGCAAGTTTCAGATACGATTTCAGGTTTTCTTGGACATACACGGTGTTGGCGATATTATCAGAAGCGTCGCTGAGATCGGGTGTGGGAACGTGCGAGATGAACTTCCCAGTCTTGTCAGCTCCGATCTTGAGCGTCTGCCATCCCCCGGAGCCACCTTTCACAGACGTATTCACCGCAAGACCGACGAGCATACTGCCATTTGCGTAATTTGTGGATTGCAGGTTTGCATAGACAACCCCGTTCGCATCGACAAGATAGAGCGCGTCATCAACTTCGTCAGCGCTCGGCGTGGAAGCGACATGAATATTTCCGGGTTTGCTCCTAAGTGCTCCGGTGAGCGTTCCGCCAGACAGCGGCAACCTCTCGTTTGCCGCATCGTAGGCAGACTTGACCGCCGTTGCCGAGGCCGCCGTCGTTGAATCGGTCGTGCTTACGCTGTTCGTCAGTTTCGCGGCGAGAGTCACGTCAGCAGAGAGCGGCCCGCCGCCAGTGAGCCCCGTTCCGGCGATGACCCGCCGCGAATCTGGAACAAAGTCGCCGGAGACAAAAGATTCAAGCGAAACCCAGTACGCGCGGTTTGCTTGCTGTGCAGGGTCTTTTGCTCCAGTTCCCGATACATCTGGCCCGGAAGGTTGCAACGCGATGTACTCGACATCATCACTTCCTTTGACATGAGAGCCCGCGATATAGTTCAGCGTAGCTTGCCACGGGTAGACGCATCCGGATTGTTGGAAAAAGGCGTGTTGACCAAGCAAGTTGAAAAGCGCGTTCATCCACGCTCTTTCAACCATGACGCCGCCCGCGTCCGGGTCGACCTGCGTGATGAACGGAAAGAGATCCCGGAAAGAAGGAATACCTTGACCTGTCGGGGTCGTCTCAGGGATCTGCACGGTATCCGCTGCATATCCCAAGACGTTGGGCATGATGCTAGGAGTCGAGGGAATAGGCATCTACAGGGCCTCCATACGGCTGAAAAACGCCGTTGTTGAAATTCTGACCGCCGGATCCGGCGAAACCGAAGGTATGTTTCGGGATGACTTGATAGACGTCATAGCCGACGCCCGCAGGCTTTGGGGGAACGTCATCGCGCAGGAGAAGCGCACGCTCGTATGGCTGGAGCTTGAAGCCGATAACGTAGCGTATTTTCATCGTTCCGACATGCACGACGGCAATATGACCGCGATCCGAGAAAAGCCAATGAACGATCTTGTTCAAATCTAGGAGGCTGCCGTCGGTGATGTTCGAAGCTGCTTTCATCCAGATCAAAAGATGATATGCGTTATCTTGAAGTATGAACGTGTTCGATTTGCTCTCATATGCAAAAGGACCGTGCCCAAAGGTGCTGAGGTTTGAACCGGAGAAACCGAACGGCTTGATGTCCGTCGCCTCTACTTCAAGCGTACGCGGAATGGCAACGATGCGCCCCCACACGTCAAGCCCCCATCCGACCGCCGTTTCAGGGTCAAAGACGGCCTCATAGAACGCCGCAATATCAGCCGTGGGCTCAATGGCGGTATTCATCGATTCGATGAGCGCCAGCAACCGTTCAGAGTTGTCGTACTGCGAAAGTATCGTTTCGCGCCAGTTATCCACGGCCCGACCTCGTTTCGATGATAGTTACAGTGACGTTATCGGAGACGAGCGTGGGGGCTTCATCTATATTGATGGTGATGTAGTCGCCCCATGTTGGTGGGGAGCCTTCGCCGACGGGCGCCGCGATTTCGATACTCACCAAGTCGGTGACACCCGTTCCGAGCACGGCTGAATAAAAGCGGCTTGCATACACGGTATCCCCGATATGAACGCGCTGACCCGTATTTCCGCAGGCGTCGGCGGTTTCTCCGTAGAATTCGGCGACAACGGCAGTTTTGATGAGTTCTTCGACGTTGCTCGGCATTGAGGCATTTTTGCGGATAGTCACCTGAATGCCCACCGGGAGCGATTCCGGGCGCTCAAAGAGTACCGTCTCGACCGCTCCGGTTACCGGATCAGTCACAGTGACGCTGGTGTTGCCGTTGTAATCACATCCGGCTGAACAACGGGCGTAAATTGACTCAGCAATATCACTATCCGTCGCGCTGCCGACGACCGCAACATAGATTGAGTGCGGCTTGAGCGTGACGCCCTGCACTTCAAGCGGCGCGCTGTTTTTGTTCTCGCGCACACAGACATCAAGCACGCCATCCAGATCGCCGACGTTGGCATAGACGGCGGCGGCAACGCTCCGGGCGTTCTTCGCGACGCTGGCGTAGCGCCGGGACTCGAACGCGGCCCGGCTCTCGACGTTTTGCCCAGTAATCCCGGCTTCATTGGTGATCGTGTCCCATCCGGGGATGGTTCGTACAATCGTAGTCACAGTTCCCTGCCGGATTTCAATAGGCCCCGGAACCTGACAGGCAAAATCAAGGATAATACTGCCGGATTGGGGGATCGTCCCTCCCGTCTGACAAACCAAAATGTTCCCGTCCGCATCTTTTGCAAGCGCCGGGGCTTCGCTGCCGATGCCGGGGATGACGGTGCCGGGAAGCCCCGTACAGGTACAGGGGACGACCGTGGAGCGTGCGGGCTGCCTGGTCAGAAAGTAAATCTTGGCGAGCGCGTCTTGATAGATACCCTCCGCAGTCTCGGGGTTGAACATATTCGCGAGGAACAAAAGTTGGCTGTTCTTGTCCTGCACGATAGCCGTTTCTGAGGCAATGAGCTGTCCCTGCGGCGTAGCCGGATCCGGGTTCAGCCGATTGTCAAAGGCTGCCTGCCAGTCCTGTTCCACAGCATCCCGGACGGTTGCGGTATCGGGTACGACCGGGCCGTTTTCGGTAAAATTGATGCTAGACTGTGACATCTGCGGTTTCCCCCGTTTCCGTGGTGATGCGGATTGTTCCGGTCAAAACGCGGCGGTCAAGCCGGGAAAGCTGCGTATTCGCCTGCGCTACGCCGGGGACCTCAAGCGCGCGGGCATTCGAGCGCGCCCGCACGAGCTCGGCGGGAGGGAGGGACCCAAGCTCACGCATGAAGTACGGTATTCCGTCTTGCTGCGCGTAGTACAGTTCTCCTTGGAATGTGCGTACATACGATGCGACATCCTGCACGATACGCATAGTCCCCCCTGCCGAAGCAAGATTGCCCCCCACGGAGAGCGTCAAATCCCACTGTTCATCAAGACGTAATGACAGGAGCCCCGAATCTACCACTTCGGCAGATGATTGCACTTCATCACGAATATTAGACAGTGCGCGGATATTCAGAACCGCTCGGAAATTCATGAAGCCCCTTCTTCCGCTTTTACAGATTCAGCAAGCCGAGCCTGCGCAGCGGCGACAAGCGTCGCTATGTCCCGCCACTCTCCATCGCCACAGAGCACGTAGTTGGCTTGCCCGGCGGCTGCGGGCGGTACGAGGCCGCTTGTCCCGGAGGTAGATGCCGTCGCGCCCTGCATCTCGGGTACGGAGATGATGCCGTTGGTGACGCGAATGCCGTCACCAACTTTGTTTCCTGAAAGCAACTGTTGCCAAGCGCTCCATGTCGTTCCTGTCGAATTTTGAACAGTCCTCCACGTAACCGTGCTACCGGATATCATGATCTGAAAGATGCGCCCATTCTGTCCCAAAGTACCAGCTACAATAAGAGAACCGATGGAAGCTCCGGAGATATTGAGAGGCAAAGAAGGACCGTTAGTGGGATTCCCCGTTATTCTATAGTTTCCCGGAGTTGTAAGCGTATTAAAGTCCAGATTTGGCATCTCTTTAGCATCTCCAATCTGTCCCCGCGCACTCGCCAGATCCCCGAGATCCCCACCAATCGCCACATCTTTCACGGTGATCACGCCGCCCGCGTCGGCCTGCGTGGTCTTTCCGTCGACAAGGTTTGATGCTTGAGCTCGCTCGATCGCCTCGTTTGCAGTGATCTGTGCAGCTATTGCGGTAGACTGTGCTGCGTCTGCGGCTCCCTGCACTTGCTGAAAGAACCGTGTGGTTTGTCGCTCGAATTCGCTGCCGGACAGCGGTCCTGTAGGCGGCTGGTACTGAAAATCAGGCATAACACCCCCCGTTACTGTGGTTGTCCGGATATGCCGGAACCGGGCTCGACCCCGGTATGAACATGGGTTTCCAAGACCTTACCGTTGCTCTCAACCGTCCCTCCCGCGTTCGTGAGTCCACCGGAGAACCGGGCCGGGCCGCCGTCGCCCTGCGCCGTACCCGTCCACGTGAGGCTGCCGTTGATGCGCACGTCGGCGTTGATGGTGAGGCCATTTTCCGCCGTCAGGACGGAAGTTTCCCCGTGCATCGTCAGTTTGGCCACTCCTTCGATGGTGACGCCCTCGTCGTCGACCATGACATAGCGTTCCGGCGCGGCGTTCAAGAAGCCTCCGAGATAGAAGCCGTCGCCTTTGCTCATGGCGCGGGCTGACCCCGGATTGACGGTCCCATCCACTCCCCGGCTCTCTTTGAGCGATTCAGTGTCGCGCATGGCGTAGACGGCGAGGCCGATGTCCCCCGGCTGCGGGTCGATGACGAGGGCATTTTTTCCGCCTTGAATACGCAGGTACGGGAGCTTGAAGAGCACGCTCTGCTCCTGCGCCTTCTGTTCGCCCGTCACGAGGTTGACGAGAGGCTGCACGTCGACGAAGCCCACCGGGGAGACGCCCGAGCCGGAGACGGCGACCACGCGAACGGGTTCCGCCGTTGCGATGCGTCCGAGCATCTGGCTGATCATGAAGTCCTGCGCGTTGTACTCGCTGGAATTTGTCGAGAGGCCGCGTTGTCCCTGCATTATTTCTTGTCCTTCTTCGGCTTCGCGCCGGGATAGCTTGCCTTGACCTGACTCACCCACTGCGTTGCGCCGGGATAGCCTGCCTGCAATTTGTGGCTCAGGCTCACGACCTGCCAGAGGCCTGATGCGCGAGGGACGATGCTCTCGATGCGCACCGGGCCGCCAAGCTGGAGCTTCGGCTCGTAGATGCCTTTCACCGTCACGCCCTCGTTATCGAAGCTCGGATAGCCAATCATGCCACTTTTCGCGGACCAGACGGGCGTCGAGCCGCCGTCATCGCTGCGAAGCGTCGCAAGTGGGGAGATGACCATCTCGCCATCGTCCACGATGAGGTCAATACGGGCATCGTGGGCAAGCTGCTGCGCCTGTTCCATCGGGCCCCCGACGATAGCGACATTGCGAAGGGAAACGGACACGCCTCTGTTGACGAAAGCGAGCCCCATTTGCTTCGCAAGCCCCTGCATGAGCGTGGCAACGTCCTGCGAGCCCTGCGCCGTCAACGGCGGCACGGGCGTAATGCTGGCGACGTATCCCGTGATGCACTCAATATCGAAAGAGGGATCAGGGGCGGAATTGAAGTTCGGGACGGCGCTCACGATATCGCCGGAGAATGCTAGCGACATCCCGTGCTCTTCATCGCCCGCGTACACGGCAATGCGGTTTTTCGACGCCTGCAACGGCTTGAACGCCAGCGTCGTCAGCGTCTCCATGTCCGCCAATGGCATGTTGAAAATCTTGACCTTGGCCTTGTTCTTCTCTTTGCCGCCGGGTTTTTGGATGTCCACATCCATGCCGAGCTGGATAACCTTCGTGTTCGCACCTTGCCCGGTAACCGTGTTGAAGCCGCCCTCGGCGAGCGTGATGTGCGCTTCAAGCAGCTTTTTGGTGAAGCTCGTGTTCACAGCGTTTCCCCTTCTTCGACATAAACGAGCTGGAATCGGTCGCCGAGGCCCGACCAGTGCGGATCCTCTTCGCCTTGCATATCGACAAAGTAGAGCTGCCCCCGGAAGGCGAGATAGTCGTACAGCTTCAAGCCGACGAGGTTACGGCAGATGACCCCAGACCAGATGACCGTCTGGTCGACAGCAAGGTCGCAGTACAGGTTCACGCCTCGGGAGATGAACCGGAGGGTGCAGTTCTGTTCCCCAAGCACAATCTGGAGGCTCTGGTTCGGCTCCTGTCGGAGCGGTACGGTCATCATCCGAAAATCCCCTCGCCTAGCTTTTTCAGTGTGCTTTTTTGCGTCGTCTGCCCCTGTTGTTTCCCGGCATCCGTGGTGCTTGCGTCGGTCGGATTCTTTGCCTGCGCCTTACTGATTGGCTTTATCGTTTCGTTGCTGTACTGCGGATCGACCTGCCGGATCTCTTGCAGCATGAGCCCTACAAGCAGCCTGTCCACACCGTTTTCGGCCTTGCGGTCGTAGTCGTAGGAGACAAGGTTGTAGTCGAGAAACGTTTTTTCCGGGGTGACGATGCTCACGAGGTCGGTGCTTTCCGCCAGCTTGTCCAGCGCCGTCAGAAACGCCGCAAGCTCGTCGCTCTTCCCCGTGCGGCCCAGCACGACCGATATCGCCGTGGGAGAAGCGACCTTGTTGTAATCCGCGAAACTCCCTTTCTCGACGGGGTTGGAGCTGATTTTGTTCTCGGCCTTGATCGAGCAGGAAAAGAATGTGTCGAAGTCGAGGGCCTTGGCGCCGTCTTTATCGAAAATCGACCAGTTGCCGGGCTGTCCCGGTGGGAGCGCGCCGAATGCCATGTCAGTACCCGAATGCGCTGTCTGCTTGCGCGGTTTGATTACGAAGTGCCGGAACCACTCCTTGGGCCATCCCTTCCGCATCTGTAGCCTGCGTGTAGACCTTGACCTCACCCACATTGGTGGTTGACGTCATCTGACGCGAATTGTTGACGTTGCTCACGCTTCCCGGACGCGCATCCCCGGCGCGCACCTGCGGCGGCAGAATAGACGGGCGGACATCACTAACCCGCATCGAATCGGCGACGCCGCCGGGCTTGGCCTCGGCCTTCGTTTCTTCCGGGCGCGAAGACTCATCGCCGCCGAGCCAGTCCTTGATCCAGTCGGGAAGCAAATTGTAGAGCTTCTGGGCTACCCAGTTCAGCATTTCGACAAGCATATCGTTGATTTTGGAGATGCCTCCCCAGATCGTTTTGAGGGCTTCGATAACGCCTTTTCCGTCCAGCGTAAGAACGGAGTTGAAGAGCTTGGCGACCCCCGAAAGGGCATCCCAGACGCCCCCGAGGATATTTTTGATGCCTTCCCAAATAGCCTTGAAACGGGACCCGATTTCGTCGCCGGTTCCGAACATCGCCCAGAGCCCGGAAAGTGCGGATTCTCCGCCGTTGATGTAGGTAATGAGATCGTCGACAACTAGCGCGATTGCGCCGATGGCCGCAATCAACGGCGTAAACGGGGCAATCGCAGCCCATGCCGCCGTCGCCATCGCGGTCAGGGCCGGAAGCATGAGCGTCGTAATGACCCCGGCCAACGCCGTAAAGAAGACGATCACGAACTGCTTGTTTTCTTTCACCCACCCGAGGAGGTCGCCGAGCAGGTTCGTCAAAAACGTGATCGCAGGGGAGACGGTGCTGGCGAAAAGGGCTGAGATGGCCTCCCATGCGTCATTGAGCCGCTGCTGCGCCTCCCGTTGCTTCTTCGCGTTTTCGATGTCCTGCTTGCTGTAGATGGCTTGAGCCTTCTGGACTTTCAGAAGATCCTCAATCCCTTTGCGGCCTTTAAGAATGAGCGGGATGGTCTTTTCGTCGAAGCCTATCTGCGTGAGGATTGAGGTCGCTTTCTGGCGGTCGATTTTTGACGTGGCGTCGGAGAGACGAAGGAGTCCTTCTTCAAAGGAAACGGCCTTCCCTTTCGCATCCGTGAAGCTCACCCCCAAGTCTTTGGTCGCGTCTTTGAGCGGCCCCGAGTCGTGCAGGATGAGATCCTGCATCCAGTCGCCCAGATCCATGAACCGGGTCGAAAGCTCCTCGGCGTCAACCCCGGCGGAGGCTGCCGTCCTTTGCCATGCCTGCCAGTCTTCAATGCTCATGCCGAGCGCGTCCGAAGTCTTCTCAATAGCCTGAGCCTGCTCGTAATACTGCGCTATGGAGCTTTTCAGGATGGAAACGCCGCCGATGACGGCGAGGGCCTGCGCTGCCACGCTCTTGAGCCGTTCAAAGCCAAACGCGCCTTTGTCCGCCGCGTCTTCCAGCGAAACGCCCAATCTTTTCGCGGCGGCATCTAGGGCCTCAAGACGTTCTTTTGCCGCTCCGGTGCGGATAAGCTCCTCGCGCATCCGCTGATACTCTTTCGTAACCTCACTTATTTCGCGGCCTTTTTGCACGGCTTCCTCAAAAGCGGCCTGCAACGAAGAGGCGGCATCGGCAGACTGGCCAAGTCCTTGGGCCCCCTTGACGCCTGCGTCATATGTCGCGCGCCCCGCGTCAACGGCTGCGGCCTGCACGCCGTCCAGTCCTTTTTGGGCGTTCTGCACCTGAGCTTTGAAAGCCCCTGCGGAGAGGATGAGGGAAACGACGAGTTCACCTGCGTTCATTGAATCTGCTCCAGAGGCGTTGGTTGTGGCCGTCCACGGCGATGATTTCCATCAGCTCGTAGGCATCGGACAGGCCGTACACTGTTTGCATTTCGTGCAACGTCGCGAGGTTCCGGCTTACCGGGATGCCGACGCATCCGGGGAGGTTTGCGTAGTCCCGGAGCCCGAGGGGTTGAAGATCTGCGACAGGCGGGAGGTCAAGCCCTCGCCGCCATGCAAAAAATCCAGACAGACGGCGATAGCCTCCCAACGCAGGCGGTAGATCGTGCCCACATCCTCGACATGGGCGTCGAGGTTTTGCGGGGTAAGCCTGATGACGTCATCGGGCTTGCCGGGGTTCGGGACGCGGTAAATTTGCCCGAGAAGCTCGTCATAGAGCGGTTCGGCCTGTTCCCACCGGAGCCCTGAGAGCCCCCGGAGCCCGGCGGAAAGCAGCGCGGTGGTGTTCGATGACGCTGAAAGCGTTCGGATGTCGGCGGGCATCTCGGAACCGAAGACGGCGAGCAGCGCACGGGCGGCCCATTTTTCCAGCTTGGTGACGGGCATTTCCTTGACCTTGAAGGTCTTCCCGGCGTCGCGGCCCTTGTCGATGGCAATGAGCTTTTCGTTGAGCATGACGGCCTCCACGGTTTAAAGCGGACTCGCGGTCCACTGGTCAAAGGTGATGACGAAGGCGCTCGCCTGCAAGGTCTGAGCGGCGTTGGGGCTGGACTGTACGGAGGTGAGGCCGCCCCGTTTCCCGGTGATCTTCCGGTTGATGCTCGGCATGGCGAACTCGGCATTGCAGAGCATCACTTCCCGGGCGGTTTCCTGATACGTGGCCCAATCTTCCATGATCTGGCGGCTGGGCGAGTCCGCAGCGAGGGTAATCGTAACTTCTTTGTTGGTCGGGACCCAACCAAAAGAGGTATGCCCATCAACGCCCTTTTCCGCGACGACTGGGGTATTCGTGGCGACGCTGACCATCGCGTCGGTGCTGAACCCCTCGATCTGCACGGGACTGTCGTAGAGCCCGGGAACCGTCAGGAAAAGCGTGCAATTTGCCGCTGTAATCGTCATGTTGCCGAAGTTGTCAGCCATGTTTTACCTCATCACTGAATGGCCGTGGCGGGCATGACGATTTGCTGCACGCTGCCGCCGTCCATGTAGTAAAATTTGCATTCGGGGGACTGGCGTTGTCCGCGTACGGTCGCGCCGGGGTCCTTGACCTGCATATACCAGCCCTGCGTTTCAAGCGTCTGGGAAACGTCCAGCCCGATTTCCGCGAGGAGCTGCACCTTTTGGGTGTTCGAGAGGGTCACGCCCGTGCGGATAGCCCCGAAGTCGAGAAAACGCGTGATGGTGTCGAGGCAGGCCGTACGGATCATGCCGTAGCCGCTCTCGTTGTAGGGGATGCACTTTACGGCCTTGAACAGGTCCAAAAGATTCAACTGGAGGCCGTCTTTAATGGCGATGGCGTCAAGGTACGTGTCGAGCCAGCCCCATTTGCCAGAAACCTGCCCGTTCTGGAAAAACTTGAACTGGCTGGAGGCCGTGGCGAAGTCCGCATAGCAGTTGTAGGCGTTGGCGATCAGCGCGTCATAGTTCTCGTCGTTGTCGCAGGTTACGGCAAGCCCTTCGCCCTGCTTGAATGCGAAGGTGAGCCGTCCGTTCGTCTCTTCAAAGTTGATGGAGGCCGCCGTGCCCATGACCCACGCGGCGAGTTCAGGCGTGTTGAACACGGGAACCGTCCCGTCGAGTTCGAGCACCTTGGCAATCTGATACCCCGCCGAGGCTGTGGAGCCCGCGACCTGCGCGGCGTTGTCGGTATCCCACATCACATAGACAAAACGGGTGTCATACCCGGCGCACCATTGTGCGAGCGCGATCTTATCGTCAAGTTCGGGTTCCCAGACCGTCCCGAACGTCACCCAATCGCGGGCGTACAGGAGCACGTTGGTCATGCAGTCGGGGAGCGTCTGGCCAGCCATGCCTACGGACTGGACGGCACCGGACTGTTCGGTGAGCAGAAGCAGCGCGCCGAGGTCGGTCCCGGCTTCCGGCGGCGTCGGAAAGGCCACGGCGGAACTTGCCCCGGTCGTCGGGCTGTCGATCTGGAACGCCCCAGTCTGGCTGGAGTACGTCACCTTCGCCCCGGTCGCGCCCGCCGTCGTGAGCGCGGTCTGGATCGCCTCCGCAACCTGCGAGAAGCTGGTTGCAGCGGACAAATCCACGGAGGAAAGCGTGTGCGGCGTGTTGTCGATGGAAATAACCATCGCGCCGTTGGTGACGGCCTGCAACACGGCGATATTGCCCGTATACTTCGCGCCGCGCAGCCATGCGCCCACGGCCTCGCCGTTGTACCGGGCAAAGAAGATCTTGTCCGGGAGGCTCGTCGTGTTCACGTAGCCGGAAAAGTACATGGAAGCCATGCTTGCCTCTTCCGAAAGCGATCCAAAGTAATTCGCCACAGCCTGCGCGCTGGCGAACTGCACGACCCGGCCTGCGGGCAAAAGCTCGGACTGCGAAAGGATGAGCCCGGCGAAGGTCAGGCCCGGCGTGCCGCCCTCGATGATGCGGGGGATGATTTGAACCAGTTTGTCGGCATTGACGCTCATTGCGCCCTCCTGTGTTTGCTATGCCAGCGGATGCACGGAAAGTTCCGCGTCGGTAAAAGTATCCATCTCAACGTGTTCAACGCGGTTTGCCTGAATCAGTACATTGAGCATAAAGCGGGGGTTGTACTGCTCGTCACCTTCCGCCTGTGTCATGTCCTGCGGGTCTTCGACGTACAGGGGGGCAATCCCGTACGTCTGGAGGAAGCGGCACCCCACGCCGTCGCGCAGGAGCGTTGCGAGCGTTTGGGCGCGGTCGGCGGCGGTCGGCCCATAGACGTCGAGCTGTACCCGGCGGCGCTGCGGCTGTACGATGGCTGTCCCGCCGCACTCCGTTTGATGCAGGTTCGTCGAGAGGCGCGTCATGGTCATGGGGGTAACGAGCACGTAGCTTTTCGTCTTCGGCTTGCTCACGCGGTTGACGTAGCCGCGCACAACAACGGCGGAATCGCCGAGGTAACGCTTACAAAAATCGCCGAGGGCCTGCACGAGGATGCCGTCACTCATCGTCTCCCCCTTTGGGCGGTTCCGTGGCCCCGACTTCCGGCGGCGCGGTTTCCCGGAGCTTCACGCACCGGATTTTCGTCCAGCCCGCCGTGGGATTCCAGCGCTCCAGAACTTGATCTACCTGCCACTCGGCGCCATCCCAGTAGAGAAGATCGCCGCCCTGCTCCGCCGGACGATCAAGGGCCGACCAGTCCCCTGAAAGATAAAAGTCGTGCCAGATCGTGTTCTGGCGCTGCTGCACGAGGAATTGCAGCGTTTTGTCGGCGACAGGCTGCGGCTGCGCCATAACTTCCACGGCGGGGGCCCATGCCGGGACCTGCTCATACTGCGCGGTTATGGTGAAGCCTGTGGAGACGAGAATCACGACCGACTGGAAAGGGTTCACGATGCTGATAAGCGGACGCACAAGTTCATGGAGATTCATCTTTTGACTACCTCGTAATCGATGGACTTGAGCAGGCTTCCGGAATCGATGAGCGTCCCCTTTCCCGCGCCCTTGGCGTTTTTGCGGCGCTTGGTGGATTCGGCGTTGTCCGGGGGCATATTGCTCTTAATCGTCGCCTGAATGTCGTCTGCCATGCGGCGTCCCACAAGCCGCATCGCCTCTTTCGGCGTCCGTCCGGCTTCCAACGCTTCCGCGAGGTTATCGCACCATGCATCCGCCTTGGCATCGAGCGTTGAGCGCAGGAAAGGCCGAGAGGGGATGGTGACGGTGTGGGCTTTGACCGTCGCATCCTGCGCAAAATCGCTTTTGCCCTTCTTCACGAACCGATTCCCGACGCTGCCGTCACGCTTCCGCTTGAAGTACAAGGTTTGCGTCCGCTCAGGGATTTCGATTGTTGCGCCGTATTCGTTGTACGCCGCATACTCCGCGACTGGGGTACCGCCTTCTGCCCGTTTCGCGTTCTCAAGGACCCCGGCCTTCACTATGATATCGGGAGTGATATACCGCTTAAGCAGCTTTTCGAGTTCTCCGGACACCATTACCCCCACGGATGCCAATACCGGGCGGCATAGTAGCGCCCGCCTACGGCATAGGGCTGGATGGACTGCCAAAAGGTCTGTCCGCACGGCGTCTGCGCGTAAAAGGCTTTCCCGGTGTTCTGGGGCACGGAGAAGCTGATGCTGACAGTTCCTTCCGTCGCCGAGGCCACTGGCCCGGCCTGCCCCATCGGCCACAAGGACAGCGTCGCCAGATGGCAGACGAGGAGGTACAGGAGCGTCTTGCGGATCATGATGCCGTGGGCCGGATCATAAGGAACCGGGGATGAGTTTGTGTTGTCCAAGAGCAGACAGGCAACGTCGAATGCCTGCCGAAGCTGTGCATCGGTCAGGAGGGGCTGCCCGGTCTTCGGATCGACGAAGCGCGGATAGGCCTCCCGGAACTCCTGCGGGTCAAAGACAACAACAGCCACGGTTTAGAACCCCGCCTTGCTCTGGAGCGGTTCGGTCTGCGCCTTGGGGTCGTTCTCCACATCCACGGGCTCCAACCCGTTGCGCAGTTCCGCCCTTTCGTCGGCCTCGTCCACGGCGTCGGCCTTGCGCGCCTGCGCGAAGATGAGCCCTGACTTGAAGATTTCCATGTGCGGACCATAGGTCTTTTCAATGTATGCCCAATCGTCGGCGTTCACCCGCGTCAGTCCAAACGCGCCCACGGGCAGCACGCCCTTTTCCTTTCCGCGCAGGCTGGCGGCGTTGCCTTCGATGAGCACCTTGCGTCCGTCGGGCATGGGGAACGTGATCCCGGTCGTCCGGTTCAAGGCGACCATCACGGTATCCGTCTTCGTCGCCTGCGTTGTTTCCGGGGCGGTATTCTTTTTGGGTCTGGCCATATCTCTGTATCCCTCCGTTGTTTTGGTCATCATGGCAAAAGAGCCGGGACGAAATCACCGTGAACAAAGTTCGGCTATGCAGCACGGCGAAGGCGGTACTTGCCCAGCATGTTCAGGTCGTTTTTCAGGGCCAGCCGGAAGGCTTCGATCACGTCGACGTGGTACGCCTTCACGCTCCCGAAACGGCTGTCCTCGATTTCCCGGATTTCGTAATCCATACGGCGGGACATATCGGAAAGCTTGCGTCCCGCGACGGAGTACGCGGCTGGCGTATCTGCGAAGATGTCAAGGAACCACGGGATGCCCTTCACGGACTTGTAGTCCCTGCCCCGCCCAAGTTCGTTCTCAAGAGCCGCAGCCTTGCGGACGGCTGCGGAGGCGGTTGCCATCGCGGTGGCCTCGCGGCGTGAACCGATTTCGGCCTTGGTGCGGATAGCCTCGTCGCGCTCGGCTTCGATGCGCCTGATGGTGTCCTGCGCGACCAGCACGGCGCGGGCAAGGATGGCTTCGGGCGTATCGTCCGGCTTGGCTATCAGGTAACCGCCCACCTTACGAATGGAGGGGATGACCTCATGTGTCACCCACCGCTTGAACGCCTTGGCTTCGGGCTTGCGGGAACGCAGGATGAGGGAATACAGGCCCGGTTCGGAAATAATTGTCATTTCCTGCTTTCCACCGGGGGTGTCCATACTATGGACGCCCTTTTCATCCTCATCCAGAAGTGCAAGGCTTGAACGAGGGTTGCCCATTTCAAGAATATCGCACACGTCTTTCGCCACGAACCATGGTTGCACCTTGCGCTCAACAACGCGAAGGGAACCGAACTTTTCATGCTCGAAAAGAGCCAAGGGGGAATTTTCCATCGCTGCACCTCCATAGTGTTTTGGAGATGATGCAGCATGGCGGCGTGGGGGCACACCGTGAACAAGGTTCGTACAGGCAAAAGAAAAGCCCCTTTCGGGGCGGAGGGCGGCGGCGGTGGATTTTTGGAACGGCCTATGCCATGATAGCCTCATCTATAATAAGGGGGATGATGTATGGCTACCTACATCAAGTTTCTGGCAGGGGACTACGGGAAAGAAGAATATATTTACATTAAGAATAAAAACAAGTTGCGTTGCTCTTCAAAAATGTTTGGAGCAAAGGAACTTTTTCTTTCCAGTATTGCCTCTTGCGAAGTAGCCAATGAAGAATCGGTCAAAAAGCTCGGCGGAACTTTGGGAGGCGCACTTGTCGGCGGCGTCTTGCTTGGAGGCATCGGAGCGGTTGCGGGTGCGGTAGCTGGAGGCAAGACGACTGAGTCTACCGTCATTATTGAGTTCAAAAATGGAAATAAGGCATTGGCAAAGGTGAATAGCCCCATGATGGAGGTTATCCGCGCACACCTTTTTGATGACCAATTGGCCCAAGAGCGTGGAGAACCAAACCCGCTTATACATCATGAACGTTCTCAGACGCCCCCTAAAAAAATTGCCCTTATCATTGGAGTGCTGATAACAGTAGTGCTAGCCGTATTGTGGCTGAGTTGTGCCCTCCAAACGCCGCCCAATACGAATGGGGCCTTGTTATGGGGAATCCTCACTATCCTTTCCGGACTGTATTCTTGGAAAACCTATAAGAAAATATATAAATCTTAATATATTAACTTGAATCCGAACAGGGAGAGAGGACCATGGATTTTTCGGAAAGAATTGCTGAATTGTCGAAAAAGGTAAAGAATCTGGGAGATAGCCTCAAGACCGAAGAGGCCACGAAAAACGCCTTGGTGATGCCTTTCATCGCGGCCCTGGGATACGACGTTTTCAACCCTGCGGAAGTCGTGCCCGAATTTTCAGCCCCCATCGGCGAATATAAGGACGCCCGCGTGGACTATGCGATTCTTGTGGACGGCAAGCCTATCCTTCTTCTGGAGTGCAAGGCTTTGGGCACGTCTCTCGACATGAAGCACTGCAACCAGCTACAGCTTTACTTCCACGGGACGGAAGCCCCCATTGCCATCCTGACGGACGGCAACCGTTACCGGTTCTATTCTGATCTTGAAACAGCCAACAAAATGGACAGCAAGCCCTATATGGAGTTCGTCCTTGACGATATGGACGAAATGTTGCTCCCGGAACTGCGCAAGCTGGCAAAAGGCAAGTTTGATCGGGATGCCTGCATGAGCGCGGCAAACGAACTCAAGTACAACCGAGAGTTCAAACGCCTCATGTCCGAACAAATGGAAAAGCCGCATGAAGATTTCGCACGCTTTTTCATCGGCCAGACGTATGATGGACGTATCACGCAAAATGTTCTGGATCGCTTCACTCCAATTCTTACCGCTGCGCTTGACCAGTTCATCAACGACCGCATCAACGACCGATTGAAAAATGCCATGACGCAGCAGAAACCGGAAATTGTAGAGATAGAGTCCGAAGATACCCCACAAGGAAAAGAGCAGGATTCGCGTATAGTCACCACCGAGGAAGAAAAAGAGGCGTATTACCTTGTCAAATCGCTTCTGATGGGCACCGTTGATCCGGGGCGCGTAGCCATGCGGGACAGTATCAGCTACTGCTCCATCCTTCTTGACGACAACAGGCTCAAGCCTCTGTGCCGCCTGTATTTCAACGGAAAACAGTGGAGGGTCGGACTGTTTGATGGGGAGAATAAGGACGCAAAGGAAGACATCGAAAAACTGGAAGATATTATCCCCTTTGCGGATCGAATCCGGGCTACGGCCTTGAAATACGATAACAAGTAAAACTTTCCAACGTGGCGTTGCCCGCCAATGATGAAGAACATCCAGATGCGGGCAATGCCACTGCTTTTCTCTTTACATTTTTCGCGTTTTGTGCTGTCTTTTTTCTACGGTGCTCATCACACCAACAGTAGGCGGACAACGCCACCCGATAGTATGGCTCTTTTTGTGCCCTTTTGCCGAAGTCAAGACTCTTTTTGACTTTGGTTTTCTGCTATACTTGCATCTTCCTGATGCCGGGTGTCCCTGATATGTCCAAGCGTAAGCTAAAGGCAGGGAGCCGCTCCTACTGGCGGTGATGAACACCCGGCATCGTCATTCATCGGCGATGCCAACTCTTAACAGTAGGAGTTGGTTATGTCTCATTCTCTTTGCTTCAACGATTTCACTTTCTCCCCCATAACTCGCGGCAATCAGCCTTGGATTCGCGCTACAGAACTCGCACGAGCTCTTGGGTATGGACGCGAAAATCAAGTTTCGCGTCTTTACCGAAATAACGCCGATGAATTCACGCCAGACATGACGCAACTAGTTGAAATTACCGCACAGCCCCAAAACGGGGCTGAGGGTCGCGCCCGCATCTTCTCACTTCGCGGCTGCCACCTCCTCGCGATGTTCGCCCGGACTCCGGTAGCAAAGGCATTCCGCAAGTGGGTGCTGGACGTCATCGAGCAGTACGGCGACAGGGTGCCCGTTGCCGAACCTGTGACGCTCAACGACGAGCTGATCAGTGCGGCGGAACGTGCCGAGCTCAAGCTCATCGTAGACGCCAAGCTCTCGACATACCCCGCCGCCGTGCAGGGCAAGGCCCGCGCCGAGATATGGGCGAAGTTCAACCGTCACTTTAGGATTGCCGAATACAAGCAGCTTCCCACTCGGCTTATGCCCGAGGCCCGCGAGTTCCTGCTTTCCGTCCGCGTCCGCGCCATCAATGCCATACCCACGGCGGAATCCGCGATTCCGTACCCGTCGCTTCCCGTCGCATCGTCACTATACCGCGACCGCGTGAGGGAGCTTGAACGGCTCGAACAGGATTGGATGGAACTTGCAGTCCTGATCCGCGACCGCGCTTATGGACTGGAACGAGACTTCCGCCGAGTGACGCAAGGAACGTATCCCGAACTGCTCCGGCATGTATCGCCATCCGGGAAGACGCCCGTTGACGCGCTTATCCAGCTCATGACAGCCCCAACCTACACCGCCCGGCAAAACCTCGAATCCGCGCTTGATGATATGCGTCTTGCCATCCGTGCCGCGAAGACGGCAAACAGGTTGATGCTAGGATAGCCCTTGACCCCGAGCACGGGAATGGCTATTGAAAAAAGGAAGGGCGGCAAGTGGTGACACACCTGCCGCCCCGTGGGACACCCTCCCGAGATTGATCATCTCAAGTTTGCGCCCCGGTTGGAGTTCGCACCTCCTACCGGGGCAACTGCGTTATTGGTTCAGCATGAACCGAATCACCACAGCCACAATGACGCCGCCAATCACTTGGACAGCGACGTCCCGGAGGAAGTGTCGCATGGAGTACCCTCCTTTCAGGAGAGTGCCCCACAGCGGTTTTCTATCCTTTCCCTATTCCCTTGTCAAAGAACGACTATCAGAACACCGAGGCGCATTTCTGCTTACTTTTTGCATGTAGAGGACAGAAGTTATCATTACTGAGCAGAGCCCAAAGATGTAAAGAAAGCCCCAACCGTTAAACAGGCGGTTGGGGCTTTCGCATGGGGGGAGGATGGGGCTAAGCTCCAGTCATTTGGGCAAAGGCAAAGGGCATGAGCACGATACCGCCGTAGGTGGTGCCGACGAACTTCTGACGGAAGCTGGAGAGGTCGGGCACGACGCGTCCAGCACGCATCTTTTCTCCGAAGGCCAGCGTGCCGGATCGCTGCCCGTTCACTTCGGGGGCGATGAGGAACATGGTTTCCCCGGCGGTCATGCTGTGCAGCTCGGGGACGGTCACGATGTCAATGCGGGTGAAGTACCGCTTCAACATATCCAGCACGGACACGTTGAAATCGGTAGCCGCGCCGAGGCGAACGGCCAGTTCGGGGGAGAGGCAGAGCTTGAGGGGCGTGTCTTTGTCAATGAGGCCGCTGGACTGCTCGGAAAGCTGCGCGAACAGGGCGAGGACGTCATTGTAGATCTGCACCGTGGTCTTGTCGGCCCATTTCGTGGAGCCGCCCGTGCCCGTGGCCCCTGCGGTGATCGCAGCAGGGAGGTTCGGATCGTTAAGGATGCCGTAGATTTCCTTCCCGGCGACGCCGAGCAGGTAGAAGCGGTTCTGGTCGATGTCGATGACGTTGGCCGCCGCGCGCTGCTTGGAGGCAGCGAGGTTGACTTTTGCCGTGCTCGACATGTCCACTTCAAAGTCGCCGTAGGTGATGGACGTCTGGAAGACGTACTGCACGCGGGTCTGCCATTCGGAGTTCACGCCCGAAGTCGTGCCGTTGGCATAGTCGGAATACGGCTCGGTCTTTCCGGTCATTTCGTCGACGCGCCATTTCATGTACGGGGTCGTCCAGTCGCCCTTCTTCTCTTCGCCGAAGATTTCGCGGGCGCGCCGGGGCGCGGTCAGGATTTCGATGACCATCGGGTCGATATACGCCAGAAGCTCGGCGGGGACGGTCGTGTTCGGAGTAGTGATGAGCGCGGCGTCCTGCGCAATGCGGGCGCGGTTCTCCGGGGTTGCCCACATGCGGGCGCCCGGGAAGATAAAGCCGTAGCGCTTGGCCTGTTCAAAAGTCGGATTCATGTAGTACCTCCTACGCTCCGGCGGCGGCTGCGCCGAGGTTGGTGCGGGCCTGTTCCGCAGTGGTTGCGCCAGTTCCGCCGTTGGCCACGCCGAGCGTTCCGGTGGCGTTGCTGAAATCTTTCTGCATCAGGTTCGAGGTGTCGCCGCCGGCTCCCGACGCTGCGGCCTGTCCCCAATTGCTGATGATGATCGGTTCCCCGATTTCGCCGGGCGTCTTGACGACCCACCCCGTATCGAGGTGCGTCCCGTCGGGGGTCCCGGTGCTGATGGAACCGTCGGCGGTGGAGGCAAGGACGGCCTGCCCCACCGTGGCCTTGGTCGTGGAAACGGCCCAATAATCACCCTTCACGGCTACGGTAAGGTTCGAGCCTTCCGGGACGGTCAGGGTGCCGTCAGAGAAAATTTCATAGTTCACGTAGTTGATGACGCGCTCCACGAAGCCGAGCACGGCTGTGGCGGTGCCCGCAACGTTGGTGGCCCGCGTGTTGTCGATCACGCCGGAATCCACGACGGGGAAGACGAAGCGCCCCACAGGGAGGGCCACCGCCGCCAGAGGGTTGAGCGGGGTGTAGATGCTCTGGTCGGGCGTCGCTTTATCGCCAGCAACGCCGGGAGCGACGGAGAGATTGACTTTGGACTGCAAAGGCATGGGTGCCTCCTATTCGGCAATGCTGATGTTGGAAAGCCCGGCGAAGCTGCCGGACATGCGCCCGACGGGGGCCGCGTCACGGGCGATGGAAGGGGCCGCCTTCTGCTTGCGGAGGATGTCGATCATGCCGGGCCATGCCTGCCGGGGATACTTGCGGGGATTCTCCCCAAGCTGCTCCAGCGCGTAGCCGTAGACGTCGGACGCGGAGTCGAATGACAACGGGTCAAGTTCGCCCACCAGCCCGCGCACGTCGCGCACGGCACGGGTGAGGTTCCGCATATGCTCCTGCGCTTCGGCGACTGCGGATGCCTTGATGCGGGCGGCGTCCATTGCGGTGAGAGGACGCGGACCACGGCGGCGGAATGCCCTGTCCTGAGCGGTTCCCTTGTCGTCCGGGGCTTCATCTCCGGTCGCGGGGGAATAGGCGAGATCGGCGAGGGAGTCGGTCAGCTTCTTTTTCTGCTCCGGTGTGAGGTCGGGGACGGAATCGAGGATGCGCTTAATGGCCGCGTCCTTGTCCTCGTCCTTGCCGAGTTCGCGGCGTTCGCCCTCGGATTCGTGTTCCCGGTCAAGCTTGCGCCGTTCCTCGGGGTTCCGGATCAGCTCCTCACCGTACTTGACGCCCTCGGCAAAGGCTTTGCTCTCCTGCGGGTTCTCAGCGTCGAGGCCGCAGGCATCCATAGCCTTTTTCATACCCTCGGACTCATGCTCGCGGTCGAGCTTCCTGCGTTCGTCCGGATTGCGCTCCAGTTCCTCGCCGTATTTCACGCCTTCGGCAAAGGCGCGGGACTCGGCGGGGTCTTCCGCATCAAGCCCGCAGGCGTCCATAGCTTTCTTGATTTCTTCGTCCATCTCTTCCTTTTTCTCCGGCTTCTCATCACCCGTGGCCTTGGAGTAGGCCAGATCGGAGAGGGAGTCCGTCAGTTTTTTGACGTCCTCGGGGTCGAGTTTGGCGGACAGTTCACCGATGAGCTTACGGATTTCCTCCGCCTTGTCCTCGTCTTCGGTGATATCCACGATTTCGCCAGTCACGGGGTCGACCTTGTGCAGGTCGATGATGGCCTGCGCAAGCTCCACTTCCTGATTTTCGATGTCCGGGTTGTCGTCTTGCGCGCCCCGGAACCATTTCTTAAACGTGCCCATAAGCGTTCCTTTTTTCGTTGAAGTTGGATGAGAATCCGCCACCACCACGTCCGGCCCGGCCCGCCCTTCTTCGACCAGCGCGACGTGGTTGCCTCGGATGTTCCGCATGATGAAATCGTAGGGGGTGCCCTCGTAGCTGCCCGGCGTGAAATCCGGGTCGTAGCGGTAGGCGCAGGAGAGTTCCCGGAAGGAACCGTCTTCGATGGCGTCGATGGCGGCCCGATCCCACACGGTCAGCGGCGCATCCACATACGGCGGGTTCCAGACCGCGCCCGTGCCCACCGCGCCCACGCGGGTGAGCTTCTGCGGCTCTTCCGCGCTGTCGATGTGGTGCTCAATGTGCAGCGGCAGCCCGGCCCATGTCTCAAGCGATGCTTGAAGTTCTTCCGGGTCACGAAGCCCGTAATAGACAGCCTCGGGGTCAAGCCCGGCTTCCTGCCAGCCCGGAATCTCCCGCCCGTAATAGGGGTTCACCGTCGCTTTCGTGATGTGCGACGCCCCGACGTGCAGGAAGCCGTTCTCGTCGGTTTCCCGCTGTGAGGGGGCCGCGTCGAAGGTGAGAGTGGTATTCATCGCTTCGCCCTAAAGTTTTTGCCCATCATCCGGCAGGCCTCAACGCTATGTCTGCGCTCGTAATCCATAATGGGATAACTGATATGAGGCGGGAGAGGGGCATTCCTGAATTTGGGGTCGCTTCGAAATTCCCGCTCCTCGAAAAGAGCCAACCTGTACTCTAGGGCCTCAACACGTTCTCTTAGTGCTGCTACATCGTCTTTACTGCTTTCCCAGAACATTGTTTCTCCTAGTCCCCGAACTCGGGGATTACCGCTCTGTACGTGCATTGGCACCCCGGAAGCTCACCGCAAAGCACTTTGCGCTTCACGTCAGAGTCGTAAAGACCTTCCGTGATGACGAACTTTTTCCCATTCATGAGCTGGTGGGTATGGCGGCTCGTTTTCTTTCCCGGCACATGTACCCAGATGCCTTCGGTGATGCCGAGTTCCTTGTCCTGTACCCGCTTAAGGGCCTCGGTCGCCTTGTTGGACTGGTCGCGTGCGATAAATTCTGCCCGGCGCCGGGTGATCTCGTACCGCTTGTGCAGTTCGTCGGTAAGAAAGGCCACGTCCCGACCCATGCTGGCGGATCGCTGTACAAGCCCCGTCACTTCCGTAAAATAGTGCTGCGGAATAGACTTGATGAGGTTGACATTTTCCTCGAAGAGAGCCCGCGCCACGTCGCTCATGGCCCTGCTTCCCTCCATCCTCACAGTGAAGCCCGCATCTTTGAGGGCCTGCCTCATGCTGGCTTCCGTGCGCCGCCTCGTACTGCCCACGAACTCCCGCGCAAAACTCTCCGCGCTTTCCTTCCACCGCTTCGTCCAGTACCGGAACAGGCTCTTGAGGCGGTCTTGCAGGTCACTCGCCGGGGACGCATCCTGTGCTATGCGGGTTTCCTGCTTCCTGTACTCGGCGCGCAGCCACCACACGACGGAACGCTGCATCTCGTCGAGAAGCGACACCAGCCGCTTCCGGTATTTCGCCCGGATGCCGGCGTTGGGCTTGATGGCGCGGATGACCTTAGCCATAGACGGCCCCTGCCTTGTCCACGTCGTCGATGTCGGGCATCAAGCCCCCTTCCCCGGCTTCCGGCAGGGCGTCGGGCATTCCGTTGCCCTGCGGCACTTCCGCCGGGCCTATGTCGGAGAAGCCGCTGTCCGGGTCACTGGCAAGGGACTGCCGGGCCTCTTCCTGAGAGATGATGTCCCGATCCATGTAGACGGCGATGGTGTCGGCCTTGGTCTTCTGGAGCGTCGCAAGGGCTGCCCTGTCCTCTTCGCCGAGGGGCGCGAAGTCGAAAGTCACGGAAGGGTCGATGGTTCCGCGCAGGTAGAGCTGAATACAGTCGAGCGCCTTCTTGATGCCGTCGCGCAGGACTTTCTCCTGCTGGCTCCTGACATGGTCGTAGTAGTTGCGGATGTCCGATTCGCCCGTGGCATTGAATCCGGACGGGCTGATGCCAAGCAGCTTGACCGCCGGAGTGCGGTTCAGGGCGGCGAGGATTTCAAGGGACTGGCGCACGATGTCGGTCACGCCTGAAAGCGGGGTTTCCAGCTTGACCACGTCTTCCGATTCTTTGTCGACGGCAAGCACGCCATCATTGGTCATGGTCTGAATCATGTACCGGATGCGGGTATCGATCTGAGCGGTGCCCCCAGCTGAGTACAGGATGTCTTCCATCTTCGTCTTGAAGACGGTCAGCGAAAACTTGGTCAGTAGCCGGGCTTCGGCGGCGCGGCATTCCTGAAAATGCAGGACGTAATCCCAGAGGATCTGCGCCTGCGGGATGCCCAAAAAATTGTAGGCTGGACGGAGCAGCACCGGGCATTCGTTCGCAACCAATCGGATGAGGCGCGAGGCGTGTACCCGCTGTCCGAGCACCCACCACCAGCGCGGGCGGAAGTAGTCCGGCTCAAGCGGCGAAAGGCTGTTGTAGTCTCCGGGGAAGACGTTCACGGGGTCGATGACGACGAAGCGCAGCACGCCGCCGGGCCTGAGTTCGGCGGAATACGGGCTGACGTTCAGCGGGCGTTCCAGCTCTTCCCCGACTGCTCCGGTGTCGATGAAAAGGAAGGCCCCGCCCTCGTACCCCACAAGCTCGGTCGCCTCATGGAAAAGGCGTTGCAGTGCGAACCTCTTGCACGCCTGCGCAAGGTCGGTGAGCAATGACTCGTCGCCGCCCTCCCCTTCGCGCTTGAACTCAATCCATGCTCGTGTCATGTCGTCGGATACCGTCTCGACGCAGGCACGGATCAGGCCGTTCTGGGCAAGGTTCTGGAGGACGCCGTAGCCCATGAATTGCGGCGCAATCCCGACCCCAAGCTCAAGCGAGTGCTGGAGCAGGGAATAGACGCCGGAATCCGCAAGCCGCGCATCCATCGCAAGCTGCACCTCTTCGGGCGCGCCGAGCGTCTTCGCAGGACCGTACAACCGGCTGATGTCGTCGGGCGTAGGTGGCAAAGACTGAGCAAGGCCGCCGCGCACGTCCGGGGAGAGATTCAGACGGCGCGACGGTTGCACTTGAGGTATGGAGGTGGCGTGTCGATAAGTGCGCTTCTTGCTCATGTGCCCATAATGCTACGAGCCAAAAAGAAAACACACCGTGAACAAGGTTCGGGGGGCTTGGCTGTGGGACACCTTTCATATTGTATCAATATAGATTAATCTATATATACATGGATACCTTTAGGGAGGTATCCGCATGTACAAAAGCATCATGGTGTTTCTGCTGGCCGCGCTGGTTATGACGTCCGAGGCGCAGGCCGCGGGCAACGAATGGAACGATTCGTTCAGCAAGGCCAAGAAGACGCTGGAACGGCAGGTCTATTATGACCATCGGATCACGCTCTACTGCGGGGCGGCGTTCGACGAGAAGAAGAACGTCACCCTGCCGGAGGGTTTTACTGCCGCGAAGCACGAGAAGCGGGCCGGGAAGGTGGAATGGGAACACGTGGTCCCCGCCGAGAACTTCGGGCAGGCGTTCGCGGAGTGGCGCGAGGGCGACGCGCAGTGCGTGGACAACAGGGGAAAGGCGTTCAAAGGCCGCAAGTGCGCCGAGAAGGTCAGCCGGGAATACAGGCTCATGCAGGCTGACCTGTACAATCTGTATCCGGCCATCGGCGCGGTGAATGCCCTACGCCAGAACTACAACTTTCAGATGTTGCCGGGAGAAAAGCCGGACTTCGGGAGTTGTGAGATGAAGATTGCGGACAGAAAGGCCGAGCCGCCTATCAGATCAAGGGGACAAATTGCCCGGACCTACAAGTATATGGCCGACGCCTACGCCCCGCGCTACCGCATGAGCCGCCAGCAGACGCAGCTCATGGACGCATGGGACAAGATGTACCAAGTGGATGCGTGGGAGTGCACACGGGCCAAGCGCATCGAAAAACTGCAAGGCAACGAAAACCCCTTTGTGAAGGGGCCGTGCCGGGACGATGGGCTGTGGTAAACGGATTGCGTAAAACTACCCGAGTAAGAAAAGCCCCCGTTTCCGGCGGGGGCCCTGTTTGCTAGTTCGCTTCTGCGATTGTTCTGTTTGCCGCCCGTGCCGAGACGATAGCCAGCCTCATGCGCGACAGTCCGGCGTCAATCCAGTTGTAGGCATCGTATGATTGAGACGCCAGCGCGTCGATAAGCCTATCCTTGGAACCGGGCTGTATCGCAGGAATCATGCCGAGCATGGCGGCGTAAGCCCCTTGGTTCAGACGAATGTATTCGGCGTTGAGTTCGGAAAGGCGGGAGCGGGTTTCCCCGGCGAACTCCATGAACTTGGCTTCAAGGCGTTCCAGCTCCTTCACCCGATCGTGGTAGACATTGGATGCAGGGAGCGTGGGGGCAGGCGCGGGAGCAGGCACAGCGGGGAGAGCGTCAATCTTTGCCTGCACCCACTGAATGGCCTCCTTAACCTGCGCTACGGTCAGGGCGTCCACAGAAGTGACGCCGAAATGGGCGTTTACCTGCGCACGGGCCGAGGCGTAGTGAATCGGGGCCATGCCCACCCATGTGTTGATGATGGCGGTAAGCGCCTTACGTTCCGGGTCGGTACGCTTGGAAATGGGAGAAGGGGCAGGAGCGGGTTCTGGACGGGCAATCCGGAAAAACGTTTCTTCCAGAAGCTCAAACATATCCCACGCTCGATCAGAGTTGAGCATCTTGGCATGACGGGCCGCCCCGCGCTCAGTCCAGAGGGTGAGGGAACGAGAGTTCTTTCCAATCTGAACTGAGTTACTTTCGGTAACTCTGTTCTTGAACTCTCTTAAATCATTACCGGAAAGAGTATAATAATGTTTCCCTTCGGTGAATCTTGCCTTATTGCAGGAAAAGTTCTTACGAATGGAAACAGCGTCCACTTCATACGCCTGCGCAAGCGTTTCGGTGGTAACAACGGGGACGCCTCGATGGGCAATCTGGGGGAGGGAAACGGAAGAAGAAAGCTGTGACATGTGCCACTCCTGTTGATTGAAGTTGGCACCGCCTAGGAATGACGATGCCGGGTGTTCCTAACTCCCAACAGGAGGAGCTGGCCGCCTTTGGCTTGCGCTTGGACATATCGGCCACACCCGGCAACAGATGCTTTTATAGCAGGAAACAGAAGACAAAACGAATCTTGACTTCTGAAAAGGGCACAAAAAAAACGCCTGATGTCGGTGGCGGAGTCCGCCTGTTGTTGGTGTTAGGAGCACCGTGTAAAGACAACGCCACAAAACGGGGGAAATGTCAAGGGAGGGACGACGAGAAAGGTCTACCACTTAGGCGAGATACCAAGAAGAGCACACGCCTCACGGGATAAACAATCAATACTATGGCGGGTCAAACAATTCTTGATTTCATTTATTACTTGGGTAGGGATAGAAAATTGTATCACCGCTTTTCCCTGAGCAATGAGAGCCGCAAGCTGATCCTTACCTACAACATTGACATTCCGTTGTAGGTCAACCCAAGTATCCTTGACGAATCCATACTTTCCCGCACGGATAAGAAAACGCCGCGCCGCTGGCTGACAACCAGTGTTGCGAGAATCCTTTCCTTTTGACGTAACAATGAGCAAGAGGAGAGTTTCTTTTTCGGGGTCTGAAAAAACGATGAACAGTTTGTCGGCATGTCCACCGTTGGCAAATTCGTAGTCCGGAAAATAGAGAACATCGCCGAGCTTCATCCAGCCTGCCCCATAAGCGTTTCAAGAAAAAAAGCGTCATCCCGAACTTCATGGATATACTCTTTTTCTTCTTCATCGAGGCCCTCAAGAGCAAGCTCATAGTTTACGATACTTTTTTCTCCCTTGGTCTTGATTGTCACATCCCATGGATCATTAGAGGCATGGGAAGCTTTAACGACTAGATAAGCAGGCAATCCACGGAACATCTCGGAAACGGCCTGCATTTCCTTGATTTCGCGAAAAGTAAAATAGGTATCTGAAAACTTGGCTTTGGGCAGCGCGACAAGCTTGATTCCGGTAGCTTCGTCACGCGGATCTTCTTTGGTTGGAACGATCTTGACAACAGACTTCAAGCCAAGGTGACAGTCCTGCTTTTCGTGCAATTCCCGCCACACATCGGCGGGAACTGGGCCGAATTTCCACGCCTCATATGTCTGCCCTGTAAGCGATTCTCCACATGCTCGATATAGCCTAAAATCGAGATAAAACAGAAGTTTCATCAGCTTGGTGAGGCCGACTGTCTTGTCGTTTTTTACGAAGTAGAGGACGGCGTTTTTGAGCTTTTCACGCCTACGCTCTTGATTTGTCATGAAATGAGATATGGCTATGCTTAAGAGTTATGTCAAGAAGAAAACCTTACACATGACTTCAAATCCCCCCGATGCGCCTCAGCCCCATGCGCGGCTGGCGCAGTATCCGGGTGTCGATGCACATGGGCCGCTTGGTATCGAAATCACGCAGGGCCTGCGTTGTGGCGTCCACTTGGTCGTCGTGGGGCGCACCGGGGAACTGCGTCAGTTCCGCGACGTACTCCCGTGCCCACGGGCAATGCTCAGGGTGCGGGAGCAGGACGTTCCCGGCCTCGAAGAACGTGGTCACGGCATGGGCCCGGGCCGTCTTGCTGCCGTCCGGCTCCACGGGGATGATACCAGGCACAGCATGTTTCAGCGCGTCGATAACCGCCGGGCCGTTGGCCTTATCCTCCACCAGCTTACGGGCTGCGCCGGGCCATTTAGCGGCGAGCGCCCGGAACGCGGCGACCGTATCCGTAAATCCCATGCGCCGCCGGACCTGATCGAGGAGGTAGCGGTCGGCCCCCTTGCGGCCCCACACCTGCCCCACAACAAAGTCGGTATCGTCTCCGTCTTTGAACGTCATATCCCACGAGATAAGGAGCTGGTCGAACTGCTCTGGCAGATCTTTGGGGAGCCAGAAGCGCAACCACTCGGATTTGAAAATGGCGCCGCCGTCGGGCGTAGGCCGCTGCTGGTACAGGGCCTCCCAGTCGCGTGTGCCGAGGGCTTTCTTAATGGCAAGGAGCTGGCTCAGCGGGTAACGTTCCGGGTGCAGGGCTTCCCCGGCCTTACGATGTGGCTCGTCCGCCGTGGCGATGGCGGGGAAGTCCACCACACGCCAGTGGTCGCCCTCCCCCCGTGCGGCGGCCTCAAGCAGCCGCCCTGAGAGGTCAGCCATGTGCCAGCGAGTGTTGATGATGAGCACCCCTCCACCGGGCGCGAGGCGCGTGTATAGCGTGGACGTGTACCAGTCCCAGACGTTCTGGCGGATGGTCGGGGAATCGGCGGATGCCCGGTCCTTGAATGGGTCGTCGACGATGACGATATGGCCGCCCATGCCCGTGATGCCGCCGCCCACGCCAGCGGAACGGTAGCATCCAGCGTGCCCCACTACCTCGAATATATCCGAGTTGCGGAGGTAGGAGCCGTTCCCGACGGTGCGGATGTTCTTGCCATAGAGGGCTGTTCCCGGGAAGAGTTCCCGGTATTCCGGGCTGTCGATGACGCGCTGGACGTCGCGGTTCATGCGCGAGGACAGGTCGGCGGCGTAGCTCGTTGAAATGACGGATAGATCAGGATAACGGCCCAAGGCGTAAGCCGGGAAACGGCGGGAGGCCAGCTCGCTTTTCCCGTGGCGGGGCGGCATGGTCAGCATGAGGCGCGGGGAACGCCCGGCTACGACATCGGCAAGGAAGGCGTCTAGCTCGGAACAGATTTCCTCATGCACCCATCCCATGCGGTAGCCGGGCATGGTGTAGCGCACGAAGGCCGCGAGACAGCTACGGGCCAGTGCCTTCCGGATATCGGAAAGGATGGCGGGGCTACTCATGATCCGGCGTTTTGAAGGCTTCCTTCGTCAGGCGAAGCAGCTCGTCCGGGGAAAGGTGTGAGAGATCCACCGGACGCTGAGATAGGGAACCGTCGGATGAAGTGTGATCCAAGGCGGTCTTGTCCACGATGCCCCACGCCTTGCGCTCTCCCTCCTGCCGGATCTTGATCGTCTCGGCGGTAATCTTGGCGAGCTTGGCCTTGTCGAAGCTGCCTTCGGACAACGCCTCATCCATAATGGACTGATGCCGATCCCACTCCCGCTGGTGGCGGGTGATGACGGCGGCCTTGGCTTCGGCGGCGCGATCCAAGGCTTCGGCCTTTTTTTGAGGGTTGCAGCCTGCAACCACGCCCGCAACCTTGGCCTCTGCCATGCGGTTCACGGTGCCGGAAATATCCTGCACCCAGCCTTCGGCCCGGATGCGCTTTTGGATGGCCGTCCGGCTCACACCGTACCGCTTGGACAGATCGGACTGGCTCGCCCCTACTTCGTACTCGGCACGGATGGATTCCCAATCAAATCGTGCAGCCATCGTCGCACCCCCCGTTTGGCCTGCGTTCTTCCTGTTCTCTCAAAAAACTTTCATGCCCTCGTTTCTCCTCTTCCTCGGGCCTCGTACTGTGCGCCAAATCATACTCCCAAGGGGCCCTTTTCCTCTTCAAATGCGGACACCGGTGACCGGTCTGATAGGACACCGGTGGCCGGTCCACTCTTCCAGTACTCTTTCCAGAACCAGCAACCAAAACCGAGGAGCGTCCGGTTGCCACGGAGACGAACACTCCGGAGGATACGAGCGCAGCAACGGCCCTGCGCACTGTTCGCACAGACACGCCGCACTCCTGCGCGACGGTTTCCTGCCGCACGCGGATTTTTCCGGTCCGTTTGTCCATGTGTAGGGCGAGCACCATACCTACAAGCTTTTCCGTTGGAGGAAGTTCTGCCTGAAGAAGCTGACGCTGGAGCGCGTAGGTGTCCATTCATGCACAGGGCATTCTCAAAACATCCGGCCCACAATGGCACCGATGCAACCGCCAACTCCCGAGAGGGCGGTTATGATGGCGATGGCCGTTGTCCTGCTGCCCTGCCGCTCCCCGCGTTCCCGCGCGCACGTCTCGGCCATAACCGAGATATGATCCTCAAGATCCCGAATGCGTTTTCCATGGTCGCGGAGTTGCGTGAGTATCGCGTCGTCAAGCCGCTGGTTGAGCGCTTCGAGCAATGCCTCAATGCGGGAAAGCCGGGATTCGTGGTCCAGTGTATGCTCCATCAGCTTCCAGCCTCAACGCTCTTGATCCACAGGAGCAGGTTCCCGGCCTCTCCTGCGGGCAGGTGCACCCACTCGCCGGGCTCGGTGAACGTCTCGCCGCCGTAGCGATATGACCAGCCGTCAGTCACGACGGCCCCCGGCGTCAGCGGCGCCGGGCTTGTCGCGGCGGTCGGTTCCGCCACTGTGCTGCACCCACTCGCCGCCAGCGTCATCACGCACAGCAGCGCGATCAGCCTCGCGGCGTTCGCCGTACCGTTGACGCAGCCACAGCTTGAGGAGCCCGGCGAGCGATGAAAGGAACTCAAGGACGGCCCGCACATCACTTCCCCGTCACGGCCTTGACTTCGGCCTTCACGGTTTCGGACTTGCCGTCAGCCACGGCACCCCTATTCTGCCCAAAGTGTGCGGCAAGGGCGTGCGTCCAACGGTAGAAGGCGGCATAAAGCCCGGTCAGTTCCTTCGGCACGGGCATCCATACGGTGGCCACGGCGCACAGGCCGCACACGGTCATGACCACGCTCAGGGCGGTGACGAGCCACGCCGCATCGGGGTACTGCGCGGAAAGGCTCATCAAGGTCGAAAAGATGAAATCAATCACGGTCGCTTCCATCAGTACTTGCCTCCATGCTGGTAGAACGCCACGTCACGCGGCTTGTCGGGGTCGTTGTCCACATGGATCCACGTCGGAGCCAGCTCGACGCGCCGGAATCCGGCCTCAAGCAGGGCTTGCAGCATGACGAAACGGGAATGGGAATCCACGCAGCGGATATCCACGGCGTAGCCGCGAGTGTGCGCTGAGGTGGGCACACCACCGACCGCCCTGTTGTGTTTGGGGCAGCGGTAGGCGGAAGAAAGGGGGAACGGGATGCCCGCCAGATCACGGGCCTCGTCGAGCATACGGAGAACTTCGGGATCCATATGCTCGATCCCCGCCCCGCATCCGTCCTTGCATCGGAACTCATCGGGTGAGAAATAACGAAGAGGAAGAACAGCCATAAAAAATATCCTCCTGCGTCCACTCTCGCACAAGAGAATAGGGGGAGGACACCGTGAACAAGATTCTACAACAGCCGATATTGCTGCTGTGGTTCCGGGTTCCCGCAAAGCTGCTTTTTGAGCCGACGGACGTACCTGGTGGTCACGCCAAGGGCTTCGGCGATGGCGTCCGGCTTCTCCCCTGCTTCCAGACGGGACAGGATACGTCCTTTGAACGGTTCACCACGGCGCAGGTTGGGCACGACGATCTGCATCCCCCCAAATTCTGTACAGAGGGCCGCCATACGCTGCCGACCAAGCAACTCCAGAAGAAAACCTGTGGGCTTCCGGGGGATAAAGTATGAACGTCCACCGCACTGTGCGCAGAGGATGACCGCCCCCACGTCACCGATGGCCTCTGACAGTTCGAACTGGCTCACCCACACGTCACTCATGAGCACCAACCTTGTGTTCCCCAAGCCATAGCCGCAGTGCGGTCACAGCTACATCGAGGGCTTCGTCGCGGATACGCTCCGGAGTTTCGTGCTCAACGGCGTATACAAGCTCACGGTACTCCTCCCCGATAACGCCGAGCGCATGGTATTTGCCCTCCGCGAAAACAGGGTGCTTCCCGCGTGCTTCCGACAGCCGCTGCATGAGTGCCGCAAGAGCCTGTTCACCAAGTATCGTGATGTCGATGTTATGCACTGGTAGCCTCCTTGTGGGCGTCAAGCTCGTCGGTATAGGCACAGACGCCGTACCCGTGATGAGTTGCCCTGTCGCAGTCGTGGACGGGGTAGGCGTAGCGGATCATGAGGAGGCGGCTAACTCCGGTGTAGGCTGTGATGGCCTTCCAGCCGAGCAGCAATTTCCGTTCATTCATTGCGCTTCCTCCTGTGTGTACACGGCTACCTCCCAATGCGGGACTGCTGCGTAGCATTTCGAGCAACGCAGGGACACCACCTGCCTGTCGTCGCCCCAGAACCCGGTGCGCGACATGGCGTCTTTGAGCTGCTTTGCCATGTTGTCTAAGTCCGGTTTCTTCGTGTGGGCGATTTCGCCGCGCAACATGGCCTCTCGTTGTTTTTTCGGGATCGATGCGGGAATCGGCATCCCCGCGACAAATTCGAGCACGAGAGGTCCTTCTAGAGGCTTTTTCGGGGCGCGCGCAGAAAGGAGATCGTCAAGCACGGCTTCCGCGCTCTTCTGCCCGGCAGACTTGTAAGCCACGCTGTGCCCACAACGGACGGTGTGCCGGACTCGGGCCTGTGCCGTGGGCGTGCAGGACAAGGTGAAGCGTAAGACCGTCATGACGCCGCCTCCCTGTTGTCCGAGGTTCTCGGCTGTTTTAAAATGCGCCACACCTGCCGTTCGGAAAGCCCGTGCAGCGTGGCGAGCCTGGCGACAAGCGCTCTTTCACTCAGCCCCTTGCGAGCCAACTCGTCCCGCTCGGCGTTGATGTCCATGTCCCGTGCGCGGATCTTCGCCCGGCGCAAAGTGGGGATATAGATTCTCGTACCGCCATAGGTGTGCAGAAAGTCGGAAAGGGCATCCTGCCCCAAGAAGGTGCACAATTCCCGAGCTAGCCGCGTCTTCCGGCTTTTGGCGGGAATAATAAGAGTTATACCCGCGAAGCGTTCAATCATGTGCCGGACAAAGGGCTTTCCGAAACGGTCGGACATGTCTTGCAGTGTTTCCGGCAACGATTCTTCCCTGTACGTGCTCATCACACACTCCTTTTCGTCAAACACCCCTGCACACGCTCCGGGGCCGAAGATTTCACAGTACCGTGGGCACATCACAAATCGTTTTCCTGTACCGCAGGACGTCCGGCCCATGCTTCACCCTCGGTAAACTCAGAAAAAACTTTTTCGAAACGCAAGAACGATGCGCCTGTTCCCGTACTGCGGGATTTCCCGACGATGCATTTCACGTCAGGTCTGGCATTAGCCCTATCCAGATCGCGGGTGTGCAGCAAAAGGATGATGTCCGCGTCCTGCTCAATCGCTCCAGATTCTCGGAGATCGGAAACACGGGGTTCCCGCTTGCCTTCTTCGCTTGAGCGGTTAAGCTGAGAAAGCAGGAGTACAGGAACTTGCAGATCAAGGGCCATTTGCTTAAAGGAGCGTGACATCTCCGCAACTTCTCGTTCTCTGCTGGTGCTTTTCTCGTCAGGATGCAAAAGCTGGAGATAGTCCACTACGATGAGCCCTAAATCCTTGATGCCCCGCGCCAGCCTGCGGACTTCGCGGGGGCACATGGGCACAGTTGACTTTTCCACGATGGACAAGGGAAGGGCTTCAAGCTGCCCTATGGCGGCGTCAATGGCTCCACGGATCTGCGGCGTGACGCCCATCCCTTCACGAAAAAACCGTCCGTCGATACGCCCTACGCGGGAGATGAGACGATGCCCAAGGCTTTCGTCGCTCATCTCGCATGAGACAAAGAGCACACCCATTCCGCGCCATGCGGCACCCAACGCCACATTTGCGGCTAAAGCCGTCTTTCCAAGTCCGGGACGAGCGGCAAGGACGATCAATTCCCCCGGCATGAATCCCCCACGCAAAACGCTGTTCAAGCTTTTCCACGGAGTCTGAACCTTGCGCAGCGATTGCGGATTATCGAGCTTTGCCCGAATGCGGCCCATGAGGTTCGACATAGTTACGGATTCCTGAATCCCTCCCGAAGCTTCAACAAGCTTGCGGGCACGGTCAGCGATGTATTCGGAGTCCACGCCGTAAACCGATGCTTCCGCAGCAATTTCGAGCAATCCGGCATGGAGTTCCGCCCGGCGATGTTCATCGGCAAGCTTTCGGGCCAAACTCTCGGCATGGCCTTTCAGCCCCCACGCGGACGTAGAAAGTTCAGCCATGCGCGCCATATCCGGGGCGGGCCAAAGTTCAGGATCTTTCGCCCAACGCGATTGCATCTGCGTTGCCAACGCGGTGAGATTGGGACGTTGACCGGACTGACGGAGCAAATCGAGAGCCACGGCAAGCGGCGCAGCTTCCGGCGTCACAAAACAACCTGCGGGGCAGATATCGAGTACATCCCCAAGCAAATAGGCATCCCGGTTCATGCCCGAGAGAGTCGCGGCAATGACGCTGGACTCAAGCTGTGCACGGGCTTCCGAGGCCATGACGGGCTTTGGCGCAGGAGCGTTCTGCCTGCGGGCCATGATGCCGCGTTCAAGCGTCTGAACTGCCATTTCAAGCCACCTCCCGATTGTCGTACTTGCCTTCAATCACGCCCATAAATCCGCTTGGGGACATGAGCTTGTCGAAATCCACCCGGTACACTGTCCCATCTCGAAAAGCCTTTTTTCCAGTGAGAATATCAGACCGGGAAGCCCTTGCAAACAGCCGCCGAAAGTAATCCAGCCTTTCGGCGGCGGAGGTGTCCCTGTTCAGCATTCGCAGCCTCTCTCCGGCCTCTGTCCATCTGGCCTTCATTGCCCCCTTGCGCTTTGCGTTCACGATTGCAACTCGGGGATGCTCCGGGAAAGCCTCGTGATACAGGCCGACAATGGCGTCATAGGGGCAGGCTGGCGAGGCATGGGCCTGCCGCTTTTCGCCGGGCTGGGAGGCGTCGGCGTCTTCGGCGTCGACAACTACCCCGTCAGGGGTAGTATCTTCTTCTAGGCTTGGTTTGGTTTGGTTTGGGGCATTGCTTAACGATGCGTCCAGTATGCTATTAGCATAGTGTAAGCATAGCTCACTTGAATCATTAGCATTGCTAGTTTCATTTTTTGGCATACCGGAGGCATTCTTATTGCCCCAACGAGCATCGGCAGCCCTGCGCGCACGATCCTTTCGTTCTTCTTCTTTGCTGGCATATTCTTGATGCTCACACCAATCATGCAACGCATAAACTCCATCAGTTTCGTCTATAAACCGCAGATCCACGAGCGTCTGGCAAAATTCTCCGGGTTCCCCATCCCACTTCGCGGCAATTTCCACATCCTCGCAGTCTATTCCGCTCAACACGCCGTTTGAACGATTTTGAGCCGTCCAAATCCAAAGCCGTTGCAGGCAGATAACAGCACCAACACCAAGACGTCTCTGGAGCTTGACCGTCTTCGGGTGATCGAAAAACTCCACGGAAAGGCGGATGTCATTGTTCATGCCTTCTCCACCTTTTCGAGGCTCGCTATCTTATCGCGCTCGACTTGAATCTTTGCATTGATAGCATCGACAATACGCGCCTTGATTCGGAATAGGCGTTCGACCTTCTTGAGCGATTCAATAATTATCGGATTGACTTTACTCTGCGATTCCATCATAATTACTCCGTTAGTTTAGTTGTTTTGATTTGGCCCGGTGTTCCCGCATCGGGCCTTTTCTTTTGCCTATGCCGATTCCTGAAACCGCTTTTGTCTGGCCTTTTCCAGATTACCCCGCATTCTCTCGCGTTGCTCTTCTGTCATCACGCGGGGTTTCCGGTTCGGATTTTTCCCGTGGCGGTACGCGTACAGCGGGCAGTCTTTGATCTGGCATCTATCGGCCTCGCTTCTATTCCCACCCGAGCACTCAATGCACTTGGCACGGATTGCCTTAACTGGCGTAAGCGTTTTCTGTTCTTCCATTTTCCTTCCCCCCTTCAAGTTTCACTTCAACAATGTCCGGCCTCTTCTCGCAGTACAGGCGGCAAAAGTTCACGTCTTTGATGAACCCATTTCGAGCCGTCCACGTTGGGACTCCGTATTCTTGCGACCAATCTGCGAAGCACAGGACGCGGCGCCCATCACGGTGAAGCCGACCGTGAAGGCAGGGGCCCGGCCCTACCAGTCCCATTCCATCCCCCCGGATCTTCTTCCGTGAAATTCGTATGAGGGAAGCCCCTCAGCGTCGGATCCTTTAAGCAGCTTTTCCCAGCATTGAGGGCATCTGTAGTCAGTGATCCACCGCCCACAGCTCTTGCCGGCAACCCCCGCGCACAGATGCTTTCCCTTGCGGGGGTCTGCCTTGGCTGCGCTTTTTTTTGCGAGATACGCTTCCCGGCTCAAGCCGCTTTGCGCTGCGCTGGCACAGATGCGGGAGCAAAAACGCGGGTTCTTGCGGTTGAGGGGATTGAACTCCTTTCCGCAGCATTCGCACTTGGCCTCTTTTTTCTGGGTGGCGGCAATCTGGCACTCCTTCGAGCAGTACCTTGCCGAATGCTCGCGGCTGGGAGTCACCTCAAACATCCGGTCGCACTGTTGGCAAATCAGGATCGGCATTCTCCCTTCCTCCCTTCATGCTGCACAGCCGTCTCCGTTTCCATCAGGTCGATGATCAGGGCCCCCAACAGCTTTGCCCGCACCTTCTGCGGCGCATTCCTACGTATGGCCCTTTGCAGGTCTGCAAGACGCTCCACATCATCGAGCTGTTCGCCTTCCACGCCCTTGTCAGGTTCCGCACACATCGGAAGAAGCGAAAATCCGAGATCCGCCGCAAGAAGCTGGAGGGCGGACACGTCGCCCGTCTGATGCATGATGAACGCGGCCTGTTCCAGCCCGAGCTTGACGGACGTACGATCGGCGTAGGGATTGAGGACATTGCCGAGACTCGACGGAGCCATATCCATTTCCGCCGCCATTGCCCGGACGCCGCCGGGATACTTCTTCACCGCCGTCTGTACGGCTTCGATAACGTGTTCAAGTGTGGGGATTGTCATCATTTCACCGTTCATCCTGTTTGTGTGCCGCCCTATTCTGGAGGGCATGGAACTTGTTCACCTACTCCTCACCCTGCGCGGCCCCGTGTGGCGCATCCGCATCCTGATCCATGGGGATCCCCGGATACGCTGGCGGGCGTATCGCGTCGCGGAGTACCCGACGCCCGAGGCCGTGGTCCGGCGGTGCGCAGAGGGGCTAGTCACGGTCAAGCCAGAAAATAAACCCCATGAGGGCGAAGAAGGCCACCTTCACGGCGACATCAGGCCAGTCCATGATTCACCTCTTCGGGTTCGCTGGGAGTGCTGGGGGCGGCTGGAGGCCATAGGTCGGGCCTGAGAGATGAGAGGGGGATACCCAAAAAACGATTATAACGAATGGCAGCTTCAGGGCTTATAACGCGATGTTTCTTGAAATGCCTCCACACCGTCACATAAGGAAGCCCTGAGCGTGCGGCCGCGTCAGTGATTGTGAAGCCGTAAAAACTAGGGTGGGAAAGTTCGTTCTTCATGAGAACTAAATACCAATAGGTAAAATTATAGTCAACATAATTTACCTATTGGTGGTAGCAATTCTTTTTTCCAGCTGGTAAAAAATTTTTATGGATATTTACGCTGAATTTTTGGCCTTACTGGATAAGGCCATCGCAAAATGTGGAAACGCCAAAAAACTAGCTGAGGCTCTTGACGTTCACCCGAATCTTATCACTCGCTGGAAAAAAGGTGAGCGTGTACCTACTATTACATCAATACAACCTCTTTTAGATTTTCTTGGTGTAGGGTTTTCCGATCCAACCGTTACCCAAAGTAAAGAGGTCTGCTTTGTTGACGCGCGTATAGCCCCGGCTGGGGACACGCTCCCCCCTCCCCCGGATGAAGACTACCTCGCCGTTCCCCTTGTGGAAGAAGTTGGCGCGGGGCCCGGCATCATTCCGCAAAATGAACTCATCTCGTGGTTCCTCGTCTGGCGTCACCAGCGGGCCATTCAACACAAGCGCGATCTGATCGCCGTCATGCTCGGAAAGCATTCAACTTCGATGGTTCCCACGCTCAAGCCGCAGGATATTGTGCTGGTGGATAGGCAGGATAAGGACGTGATGAACTTTAAGGGAAGAATCATGCTTGTCCTCGATCCCGCCGACGGCAGCGGAAAGATCAAGCGCGTGGCAGCGGAAAACCAACCGAAGAAAAAGGATTATCGCATCACCTACTATTCGGACAACGCCGCCGAGAATCCCCCCGAGGTCTACAGCCTTATGGAAGACTTCGAGGGGGACTGGAACAAGGCCATCGTCGGGCGGGTTGTATGGGCGTGGAGTGACGTGAGCTGCAAATAACCGTGGAGAGCCGCATGTATAAAATCTATCAGGCTGGCCCCCTTTTCTCAGATGCGGAACGGTCGTGGCACGGTAAACTTTCCGAGCGACTGCGTGCAGCAGGGCACTCTGTGGTCTGGCCGGGAGACTTGCTCACCTCAGACCAAATCAAAGCCGCTGGCCCGGGGGCAATCTCCCTTATCTTTGATACGTGTCGAAACGCCATTGATTGCAGTACCTGTGTTGTCGCCCTGCTTGACGGCACTCAGGTTGATGACGGCACGGCTTGGGAAATCGGGTACGCCTACGCCAAAGGGCTTCCTATCTTTGGTATCCGCACCGACTTCCGCCAAGGCGGAGATACGCCGTTTAACCACATGAACAGTATGATTGAGGGTTGCCTGTACGGTCTTGCCACAGATATTGACGGGCTTTTGCTGATGATGTGTGCGGCCTCATGTAACAAATGAAAATCCCCGCCGGAGCGGGGAAAGGTGAATAATGGAAGAAGAAAAGGACTTCTTGCTCAAAAGATATGAGTATACGCTAAAAAACTTCACGGACAGTAACCAAGCCATGATTGATTTTTCAAAAATGGCGCTGCGTGGAACCATGCTATTAAATGGTGCTGCCGTAATTCCTATTGTATATTCAAAGGTTGAATATTTATACTCTTGTGCCATTGTTTTCGGTATCGGAGCACTTCTTTCGGCTTGTGCAACATCTGTGGCATATCTAACCCAATGGATAATCACTTCGCACTGTGATCAGGCATTCATCTATTATCCATTTAGAGTTTCATCCTTATCCCCGGAAGAAGACAGATCGGTACAGAGGGCTCACACATTGCTGAAGTTTCTTCTCCCGGTTCGCTTCTTCGCAATGATTCTTGTTGCTGGTTCTCTATTCGCTTTCGGTTTTGGTCTAATTGAAGCGAACACTGCCATATCATCGATGCAGAAAAAACAAGAACAAACACAACTAGCCCTGCCAGAACAGCAAAAGATACAAAAAGAATCCATTTATCCTTTACCATAGAAAAATCCTTTTGTTTTAATAAGCTAGTTAATTTCTTATTTTACGCCCCTCCTCGTGAGGGGCTTTTTTGTGCCCTATGGGACGTGACCGCCGATGCCTTCATGGTGTCGGCGGTATTTTTATACCTCATATTTTACCTATTGGGAATTTTATTCTTGACCTATTTTTTACCAATTGGTATTGTAGCTTCACGACGAACGGGGAAGGCGAACACGGCGCGGCAACGGCCCGCCGAAAGCTGGAACCGGACGGAGGAAGCCCCAACAAGTACGAGCTCGGCAAGCGCAAGCCTTTGGGAGCGGGAAGCACGCGACGGCAGGAAATGGGGTGATGTGAAGACAATCAGAGCGAAGAAGCCCCCCATTGAGGCGTTGTACCCGGAACTCCCGGCAAGGCGTCCAAACAAGGGCTGAGCATACACGGTTACGACACAAAGATCGGGCCGTGAAACGTGATGAAATACGAATTTTTACATCCGGGCGGTCAGTTGACTTTCTGACGATTCACCGCCCCGCATGAAAGGGAGCGCGAGAAATCGTACTCCCGAACCGTGCGATAATACATTCAGGCCGTGCGCTCCCATGCAGGGCTAAGCCCGGCTGGGCGCAGCGCAGTTTGGCAATCCAAAACAATGCAAGGAGTTTTTATGTTTAACATCCATGTGACCATCGAGGGAACGACTCCCCTCCTCATGAACCGTTTCAGCGAAGAAAACGAGGTTAAGGTTTCCTCCGGGGTGTCCAAGGTTGCCGTAGGCACCAAGGGGACGCCGAGAGAACAGGCTGAAAAGAAGGCTTACAAGGATTCCGATGGGATGCTGTATATCCCCGGCCCAAACATCTTCGCTTGCATCATCCAAGCTGGGAAATACCACAAGAACGGGAAATCCAAAGTCACAACGCTCAAAAGCAGCCTGATCCCTGCGGGTATGGCCCTGAGCGAAATCGTCTGTCCGCTCGGCACAAAGGATTTTGAGGTGGACAGCCGCAGCGTGGTCATCCCCGCTACCGGGGGCCGCATCATGGCGCATCGCCCGCGCCTCGACGAATGGAGCCTGAGCTTCACCCTTGAAGTTGACGAGGACATGTTCTCAGCAGAGTTCGTCCGCCTTGTGGTTGACGACGCGGGCCGCAAGATCGGCCTGGGAGATTTCCGCCCCGACAGAAAGGGGCCATTCGGCAAGTTCGTCGTCACCGGATGGAAGGTCATCAAGGAAAAGTCGGGACGGGCTGCGTAGAGAAAATCTTCCTCAAGGAAAGGCTGGGCCGGGCACGGCGGGGCGGGGCGAGGCTTGGCTGGGCGAGGCTATGCATAGCAAGGCAAGGTTACCAAAGGAGCCGGGACACTCCCGGCTCCGAACGGTATCCTTGAAATACCATGTGTCTCACACCGGGTATGGCAGTGCGGTGTGTGGCGCGGTACAGCACAGTGTTGTGTGGCTCAGTAACGCCATGCGCAGTTTGGTAGGGCTGTGCATAGCGAGGCAAGGTGTGCGCGCCCCGGCGGGGATTGGCCCCGTCGGGTGCTTGCCTTGAATCATCGAATCCCGGAACTACGCCGGGCTTTTTCATTGATTCCGGGACTGCGGAACGAATTTCAAAACAGAGGAGAATGTCCATGATGCAGTTCATCGTAATTTCGCATTCGGAAAGCGGCCCATTGGTTGAGGAGTTCGAGACGAAGACGAAGGCGGTAGACTTCGCGGAGGCTGTAGCCAGTGATGGTATGCCATCGACCATACTCATGAGAATTTCCGAGATTCCCGCAGTTTTGCCAGGACGCGAAGACTTCGGCGTCCTCCCCGGCATCGACTTCCCCGCAACACTCCACCCCGCTTGGTAAAGCGCCTAGCCCCGCACTTGCCCCGGATTCCGGGGCAGGAAACGGGATTGGGACGCCGATCCGAACTTCAACGCAGGAGAGAAGTGTATGAATATGACTATGACCATATCTCACGCAGACGACTTTACACGTAGCCATCCTGTGCTCACCGGGAAGCGCAAGGGCACAACGCTCCGGGAACGTCTTGAACGTATCCGTGACACGACAAGAAAGGCCAGCGTGCGCAAGGCAGCGGAACAATGGCTGAGAAAGACGGAGGTGGCGGCATGATTTCCAACGTCTACATGAAGCACGCCAAGGTATCACTGGAACGGCCTAAAAAGGTTGACCGGGCTAGAGTTGCTGCGGTCATCATCTTTATGTCTGTCATGCTCGGTATCTGCATTCTTCCACAGATCTTGTACGGGATGGAGGCCATGCGATGAAACCGGAATGCGACATGTACGACGCGGAGAGGGAAGGCGTAGACCGCACGATTCCCGATGAACCCGAATACCACGGCCCCCAAAAGGGGCCTTTTTAGTTCCCGGAAACTCCGGTGAAAAGGAGATTGATATGTTCAAGAAAGCAGAAAGGAAGCAAGCCAAGCTGAGGCTGGCGCTTTCCGGACCGAGTGGAAGTGGCAAGACTACAGGCGCGTTGCTTATCGCAAAAGGTATTGGTGGGAAAATAGCAGTTCTCGATACCGAACGCGGAAGTGCTTCACTTTATGCGGATTTGGTGGATTTTGATGTTGTTGAACTATCTCCCCCGTATACCCCAGAACGCTACATAGAAATTATTCATGCAGCCGAGAAGGAAGGATACACCACGCTGGTTCTAGACAGCATCACACACGAATGGAACGGTCAAGGCGGTATTCTCGAAATCGTGGATAAAGTAGCTAAAACAAAGTTTAAGGGGAATTCGTATGCAGCGTGGAATGAGGGAACTCCCCGACACCAAAAATTCATCGATACCATGCTTGCATCATCCCTGCATATCATCGCTACAATGCGCAGCAAGGCTGTTTATGTTGAAACAGAAAAGGGTAACGGGAAAAAGAGTATCGAAAAACAAGGGTCTTCGCCTCAACAACGCGAAGGGCTTGAATATGAGTTTACAGCCGTACTTGATATTTCCGTTGATGGTCATCTTGCTTTAGCAAGTAAAGATAGAACTCGCTTGTTTAAAGAACCTCTTGTGATTACAGAAGATGTAGGAGTAAATTTACTTAAATGGTTGCAGGATGGGGTTGAATACCATGATCAGACTCCTCCTCAACAAAAAAGGCTATACCCCGATTCAGTCGATTTTGAAGGGGTAACCGTTGATGTGATGAGTATGAATTCCAGAGAAGAGCTGGAAGCATATTGGAAAACCGTAGGGGTTCCCGAGAATCACAAGGACTATTCACGGATAGCAAAAATCTTCTCAGACAGAATGCAGGCTATAAAGGGCATTATTCCTTTAAGTGAATTAAAACTGAATAAGCTTGATGAAGACTATAATTGTGGAGATCGTGATGCTCAATAAAGTTCAAATCATCGGCAGACTCGGGCGTGACCCCGAACTGCGTTACTCGCAATCCGGATCTCCCGTTTGTACTCTGAGTGTTGCCACCGATGAGGGGTACACCGACCGGGATGGAAAGAAGGTAGACCGGACGGAATGGCACCGTGTAGTGCTCTACTCCAAGGCTGCGGAAAACTGCAACCAGTTCCTCAAAAAAGGCTCCCTTGTATATGTGGAGGGCAGCCTGCAAACTCGCAAATGGCAAGACCAGCAGGGGCAAGACCGTTTCTCCACGGAGATCAAGGCGCAGCGCGTCCAGTTCCTCGACAAGAAGGACGGAGGAAAGCCCAGTTCATCTGAATCTTACGGCATGGACAATGTGCCCTTCTAGGAGGTGAAACATGCCGACCTTCAATGAAATTCAGCAGGAAATCGCCGGGATGCTTTCCATCCCCGACGAGGAACTGACTCCGGAACAACGCGAGGCTATGGACGCCTATATGGATGAACTCGCCAAAGTCGAAGCAGACAAGGTGGATGGGTTCGGGCAGTTCTTGAAAATCCAGTCGGCACTTGCCGAAGCTTGCAAGGAAGAGGCGAAGCGACTCGCAGCCAAGGCGAAAGCCGCAGAATCACGCCTTGCATGGCTCAAGGAACACTACACCATCGCACTCAGGGAAAACGGACTCAAGAAAGTATCCGGCAACGCCTACACAATCAGCGTTCGGGAAACTGAGGCTGTAGCGGTAACGGCGCAAATGGAAGAACTTCCCGAACTGTACCGCCGCACAAAGACGACAGTGGAGCCCGAAAAGGGGTTAATCAAGGAGGCGCTAAAGGGCGGATTGACCATCCCCGGCTGCGCTCTGGTGAAGACATACAGCTTGCAAGTCAGATAACCACCCCGGCCCGGCTCACCACCGGGCCTTTCTTTTACCATAAGGAGAAAGAGCCATGAGCAGCCCTCTCGACATGCGAACCATGAACAACGGCGGCGTGGTCGAAGCCGTCAACATCGCGCTTGCCAAGGTCGCGGACAACATCGCGGACGTGAACACGCCGCCGGACAAGCCCCGTACCGTCACCCTCAAGATCACCTTCAAGCCCGACGAAAGCCGGACGCTGATCGCATCCAAGGCGGTCGTGACGACCAACCTCCAGCCGCAGGAACCGCAGACCATCCCGGTCGTGCTCGACAAGCTGGACGGCGCGCCCATGCTGTTCGAGTCCTTCACCGACAACCGCCCCGACCAGTACCGTTTTGACGGCACGTCCCCGGCGGAACTCAGGGGAGGCGGCAGCGTGACCGTGAACGTCACCCCGTTCAAGAAGGCTGAGGAACATCTCATCAACCAGTAACCGAAGGAAGAAATCACATGGAAATCAACAGAATCGAAGCTGACAGGCACCTCATCGGCGTAGGCCGGGAACTCGAATCCCTTGACGGCAAGGCCAAGGCTACGCTTCCCGTTCACGTCACGGAAGACGGGTTGCGGTTCTACAAGCCTGATATGGAAGGGGATTGGACGCGGCTCCTTGATGCCACTCAGGACACGCTCAAGGTGTGCACCTTGCAGGCCGTGGTGGACTACCTCAACCAGAATCCAGACGGGTTGGACCTCGGCAAGATTCTTGTCCACGTCCACGATGTGACGACCGTGAATATCATGTCTGTTCCCTTTGGGGGCTGGAAGCAGCGCACCATGTACATGCAGGCTTACGCCGTCATTCCTGTCCACCTTTTCGGAAGCTGGACCTCGCCTGACGAGTTCGTCCCCTATCTCCAGTCCTGCTTTGTCCCCTCGGACGATCTCGATGCGCTCATCAAGATCAGCGGCAACCTCGTGGACACTTCCGAAGTCCGCGTACAGGACGACGGCGTGTCGCAGGAAGTATCCATCCGGCAGGGCGCGGCACGCAAGGCCGAAGTCCCCGTACCGTCTCCTGCGGTCGTCTTCCCGTTCAGCACCTTCGCGGAAGTCGCGCAGCCCGCGCACAAGGTCGTGTTCCGGCTCCAGTCCAGCCCGCTGGCCTGCAAGCTCATCGAATGCGACGGCGGCGCGTGGAAGCTGGAAGCCATCGCCAACATCCGCACATGGCTGATTGAAAACCTACCCGAAGGCGTCAAGGTTATCGCGTAGCACCCCCACGCCACGCCCTCCCCCCGGCGGGGCTTTTCATACCCCACCATCATACTGGAGAACATCATGAACACTGTTGGCGAACTGATTTCTGAACTGGAATCCTTTCCCCCTGAAACGCCTGTCGTCCACCACGACGACGAGGAAGGCAACACGGTATCTAAGGTTTCCATCGGCTTCATGACGGACGGAGACGGCGACCCCGTGTGTGTCATCCTCTTTCCTGGCGAAGAGATTGAATGACGAAATGGGAAAGGCGGCTCACTCTCGCGTGGGTCGCCTTCTTTCTTTGGACAATCTGGATGGTGTGCAGGGGCGCGGCTGCATGAACAACGCGCGGGGGTGAAATATGCTGACGGAAAAGGAAAAGAGGTGGCTGGAGTTTCGGAAGCACAGAAAGGCACCATGCGGAGATGAAACGCATCATTGCGTAGGATGCATGGTAAAGTATGGGTGCTCTCTCACTCCGGATTGGATAGACGCCGCCGAGTTCGAGGCGAGAGTGTCACGGTGTATCGCTGAAAATGCATCAGAACTAGATATGATATCTAATAACTTGCAGTTCCTTGATGGTTTCAAAGCCAAAAGCCTAGCGTGGTACATCCTGCGGGAAGCGCGTATCGCCGTTGAAGAGGAGATGGACAATGAGTGAAACCTCCCTTGAATCCATTATGCAGTGCTCAAAAGAGGCAATCGCGCGGGCGTATATGTGCCGGGCATATGTGACAGTTCCCATCGGGAAATGTCCCGACCCGTATTGTCGGGTGAGAGGATGCAAAACATGCGGACGGGTAACGCCTCAAGCTTGGGAAGAAGTGTTGAACAGCGCGCAGGAGAAGAAGGATGCCTGAACCCCAGATCGTAATCGTGGTCAACTCCCTCACGGAAGCCCACAAGCTCGAACGGGAACTTGTGCGGGATAGGCAGAATGCATGTGGCTACAGGCCGCGTCAAAAGGATGAGTGCAGGTTTTGCAAGCACGTGGGGCGCTACTCCAGCTACACATACCAAACAACATACTTTTGCGACCTGCACAATTTCTGTGTGGCTGCACGCGGGATATGCAACGACTTTGAAACAAACATGCCGGGGGGAGTGAACCAATGACAGCGCAGGAGTGGTTTGACGAGCTTGAACGGCTGAGTGAGGCGGCAACACCGGGGCCGTGGGATGTAAATCAAAAGAACTTAACGGTATATGACAATTATGGCGATTCTGTTTGCGATACGCAGCAAACCCACAACGCACAGAACAATCTTGCCTACATCGTCGCGGCCTGTAACGCTGTGCCGAGGCTGGTTGAGATGGTACAAGCCATGTCTTCCGTTATGGCCGGGATACCGGACGTTGAATTAACCCCGGATGAAATCTTGTGGGACTTCTTTGAAGACACGGAGCCGAAAGAATGATTACCACCGAAGAACTCGCCCGGATGCGGGCTATCGCAGAGGCAGACAAGAACGGCGCGGACGGCAAGGCGTGGGACGAGGCCATTACCCCAGACATCGTGATCGCGCTGTGCGACCGTATCGAAAAACAGCAGGACGCGCTTAATCTCGTTGACATGGCACTTTCCGCAGTTCGCAGTACCTTGGAGCGATACAAATGAGCATATCAAAAAAAGAGCGCGACCAATGGCGCGAAAGATTGGCATCACCATACACATGCTTTGATGCGGCCCATGCGGACTTCACCATCCGGCTACTTGATGCACTGGAAGAAGTCGAGGCGGAGAAAGAAAGGCTGGAGCTGGAGGCGGATGTCCTCAGCATATGGCTTGCAAACGCATATATCGACATTGATTTACTGCCCGAGATCGATTCTGGTGCGATGAATCCGCCATTGCCGGAAGATGTACGGGAAGCCGCACGCGAGGCTGCTAGAAAAGATGAACTCCAAACATGAAAGAAATGCCGCAAGGGTATGGGCATTGGCAGAATTGCTTGCAATCTCTGGCGGATGTGAAGGATGTAATCTCAGGGGACTGCACAGTTGTCAGGATATCGTATCCAGAAAACTGTGCTGGATCAAAAAGGCCGATGAGATGATTAAAAGGCGCAAGGCCGTGGAGGAAGGGAGATGAACACCACAGTACAAAAAGCCATTCACGATGGGATGAAAGCGACTGGGATCACACAAACTGAACTAGCTGTTGTCTTACGCAGCAGAGCGCGTGCTTCCGAGATTATTAATGGGAAAAGGGATCTAAGGAGGACTGAACTGCTTGTACTTTCATATCTGCTCCATATCCCGCTTGAAACGCTGATGCCTCCTCTTAGTGAAGAGGATAAGCTGCATATCGACTCGCTCATTGCTTGGGAGAGAAAACTTCAAGAGACAAGATATATAAAAAAAAGAGCTTCTAAACGGAGTAAGAAATCATGTCCGAAGAACTGACGTTGCTACCGTGCCCGGCGTGCAAAAATACCAATGTGGTCCTGAGAGCATATACGAGAGCATACGGGTTCTGTCCAGCGTGCGGGATGTGCGGCCCTTGCGCTCCAAAGGTCGACATGGAATATGCTGTCAAACAATGGAACGCCCTGTCCCGAGCGCTGGAGTGGACGACAGAGCCGCCGAAGGTTCCGGGGTGGTACTGGTTCAAGGATGAATATGGCATACGCATCGCATGGATCAAGCATGACTCTCGTAAAATGAACGAATTATATGCCGTGATTGGAGGTATTGGTAACTGGATGTCCAATTTGCACGGACAATGGGCTGGCCCCATCCCCGAACCGAAAGAACAAGGAGGACATAATGGATAGCTGGACGTTGTGGAGCGAACAGCGCCCTACGGATGCCAAGATAGTATACCGCTGGCGTATCCCCGCACAGAAGATTCTGGGGCTGGTTATGCAGCCGGAATGGTCGGATAAAATCTTTTCCCCCCTATGCCAACCTGATATTTATTGTCCGAGTTGTGCGAAATGGGACGGGTGGAAATGGCATATACCCAAAGGACTAGAATGGCGCGTTGCGTCGCCGGATGAGCCGGAAGGGGAAAAGGGAGTCGTATGGGGCGGCCTTGACTTGCTTCCATGTCCATTCACCGGGAAACTTCCGACTGTAATCTACCATGGTCGATATATCGGGGCTCCACCATACCATGCAGAATGGCTGGACATAGCATCGCATATTGTCAGATCTATCGGATGGCATAGCGCCAAAGATATGCGCGACGCATGGAATATGAGGTATATACCCGAACCCCGCGAACCGAAGTAGCCCCGAAAGGGGCTTTTCTTTTTCTGGAGGAGAACATGCGAAGACCCATCAACCCCGTAATCCCGTACCCGCACGAGGCCATCCAGCACACCCGCTGTGTTCTGGCCCTG